TGGTTTTGACCGGACCCCAAGTCGAGTCGAAACCTGTGCCTGGCTGAATACGAGCCCGGCGCTAATATCGTACCATCAAATAATACGCCACGCAACCCTCTAAGGGTACGTGAAAAATTCCACTAGTGGCGTTACAACTACGGCGCAAAATGTCGTAGGGTAAACTTCATAGGTTCTTCACAAGTTTTTAATGTTTGCCTATTGCAATTTGGCCGGAACAGGCTTATAATAAATTTCATGATTGCAACGCTTACGCAGCACCCATCAATGAGACTGCGCTGTATGCCAGAACTTTCTTTAACCCAGGCTAGCCAGGTCATCGGCCAGAGCCGGGAAAATATTTGGCGTTGGTGCAAGCAGGGACTTATCGATCATCGTCGTGTTGGCCCGCAAGGGACTTTTCGCATTTCAGTCGATGAGTTACGCCGATTTTCCCGGCTACACAACTTTGATTTCGATGAGGAATTGGCTGCCAAATTGACCGCAAAACGATGATTTCATGGGGCTAGAATGTTCATTATCGGCCCTTGAACTTTTGGGGGATAAAATAAAACCGTCAGCAGTTCTTGCGAAAGCCCTGACGGTTTTCCAGCACCCCAAAAGGAGCGCACCACAATGGTACAGGATATTGGTTTCGATGTCAATTGCGTGTTCACCGTCCTTCCGACAATGTATGTAGAGATACTACCGAACGACCGGCTACTGCCAGTTCTCAGCAGCCACGCAGCCGAACAGCCGACCCTGGCCTATCTTGCAGGGCTGGGCAAGTCGTCACGCCGCTCGATGGGCGCTGCGTTGGGCGTTATTGCCGCCATCCTGACAAATGGCGAATGCAGCCCGGCGGCGATTCCGTGGCACCAACTCAAATGGCAGCACGTCAACGCTGTCCGTGCCAAGCTCACCGAACACTACAGCCCGGCGACGGGCAGAAAGTATATGTCTGCGCTGCGTGGCGTGATGACGGCAGCATGGAAACTCGGCTTGATGGATGCAGAGTCGATGCAGCGGGCGCTTCTAGTGCCGTCTATCCGAGGCGAAGGCCCAGACCAGGCCGCCGGGCGTGCGCTGACCAGCGGAGAAATTGCGGCGCTGATGAATACCTGCCGGGATGACTCCGGCCCAGCCGGACCCAGAGATGGGGCAATTATCGGCGTGGGCGTCTGTTGCGGGCTGCGCAGGGCGGAAATCGCCAACCTGGAACTAGCCGACTACAGCCGGGAGATCAGCCAACTGATCGTGTTCGGCAAAGGACGAAAGCAGCGCACGCTTTACACAACGCCGGTTGACGACATTATGGCCGACTGGCTGCATGTGCGAGGCTCCGGCGACGGGCCGCTGTTCCGCTCCGTCCGCAACGGGCACATCATCAATCGGCCCATCACGCCGGGCTCAGTCTGGAAGATGGTACAGCGCCGGGCGGCAGTGGCAGGCGTCAAAGCGTTTGGCCCGCACGACATGCGCCGCACCTTCGCAGGTGACTTACTAGATGCTGGCGTGGACCTGGTGACTGTGCAAAAACTGATGGGCCACTCCAGCGCCAACACGACCGCCGGATACGACCGACGAGGCGAACGGGCGAAGAAAGAGGCAGCGGGTAGGCTACATCTGCCCTGGACACGCCGATACGAATAGTGACGGACACCGCCCCTGCAGCGGTGTGATTCATAGAAAGGCTCCGATGATGAATACGATCATCAGCAACACTCCACGCAACGCATTAGCCGCCGCCTATGAAGCGGCATACAGGCTCCGCACTCCGACCAGCTGTCTCAACATGCTGGAAATTATCGACCTGCTGGACACTTACAGCAAGCGCATTCCGCTCGACATCACCAAGCGCCAAAATGACTGGCTGCTCCATCTGCTCCACGATACGCCCAATCAGCCCGGCCTGGCCTACGTTGAACACCTGATGAATACGGCCCTGCGTGGTGAGGCGGTGGCCGCATGATTCCCATTGACACGCAACGTTGGATGATTCTAGCTGGCGACCGCAACGGCGAGTGTATTACAGCCACGCATTGCGGAATCGCCAATACCGTTCTCCACATGCGATCCCTAGAGAGGGCAGGCTATACCACATTTTTGATGCAAGCCGAGCCGGACACGCCGATACCCGATGCGCTGTTGACGCCCAATGCGCAGCCTGGGCGCAATCCCTGCTGCCAGAGTGACCACCCCGGCCCCTGCTACGGCGACCCGTGGACGTGCGACCGATGCGGCAAGACGGTTTGCTGCGCTGAAGGAACAGACGACCACCCTGAACTGTGTGACGATTGCTGGGCGGCTGAATTTTCATCGTTCGCCCAACAACGGATGCAGCCGGTGACGGCGGAAGGGCGGGCGTAGACGATGGGTAGAAAGTACCGTGATCTTGTGCGTTCCTATAATGGCCCCCGGCGCAGCGCCCGGCATGTGCTGTCTATCCTGGCTGATTATGCGGACGATAGCGGCCTGGCTTGGCCAGGACAAGAAACTATCGCCCGCGAAGCCGGCCTATCGATTCGTGCCACCCAATACGCCATCCAAAACCTTATCGAAGGCCAACACATCGAACAGGTATCAGGCGGCGACGGACGCGGCCATGTCGTTACATACCGCCTGATACTAAAGGGTGCAAGTCTTGCAGGGTTTGATGCCAAAAGGGTGCAAGTCTTGCAGGGTTCTGGCGTTCAAAAGGGTGCAAGTTTCAACGGAAAGGGTGCAAGTTACGACGAAGAAAGGGTGCAAGTTTCGACATCCTCTCTATATATAGAACCAACTACAACAACAGAACCAACTACAACCGCGAGAGAGTATCTTGATCCCGTTATCACGCAACCGCCAGCCGTCAAGGTCGCACAGCCCCCCCCCACTGTGCCAACACCTGTTATTGATTTGGAGTTACCCAACCCGCCAACAGAGTTGGACATGCAAAAACGCCAAAAGAGTAACTATGCGAATGGCGCTGCTGAGGTTGACGCGGGAACGGCTGCACCGGGTAGGCTGGTAAAGCCGGGAACCGGGATTGACGCCTACTGGATTCTGAGAGAATACACCGCCCGGTCAATGACTAGCCGCCAGATGGCGATGATTCGAGAAACGGCGACCGACTTGGCGCTATGGCGAACGATATGCGAACGATGGTCAGAGCTTTACGGCGATGGCTGGAGGACATTTGGCCATCTGGATTGGTATCGTGCTGGTGGCCCACCTGGGCGCCCTGGCACTGCAAGCAACGGCCGTCGCGAGTTTGGTATTTTGAGCAAGGAATCTAATGAGCAAGCAAACAGCACCAGCGTTACCGTCAGCCCCGAACAAGCCGCCTATTTCCGTGAGCGATTCAAAGCCAACGCCAATCAGCGTGCCGCTGAGCTTGCCGAGCAGCAATCCCGCAACGGTCGCCACATCCCCCCAGCCTAATCCGCCGGTGTTCGTGGTGGGTTATACCTGCCACCGTTGCCGGGACATGGGCTGGGTGTATACGACCGATAACCCGAAGCATCCAGAGTTCGGTAAGGTGTTTCCCTGTGAGTGCAAGGCGCATGATTTTGCCGAGCGGCGCCGCCAGCACCTGCTGAAGATTGACGGTTTGCAGCCGGACGAACGGCTGCGCAAGTTTGAGAACTTTGTGATCTCAGATGACAACCGCAGGGCATATCAGGCGGTCACGGAGGCGATTACGAAGCGTAGAGGGATGATTACCCTTACCGGCGGCTGGGGGATGGGCAAAACCGAATTGCTTACCTGCGCAGTCAACAAGGCCCGCAACGCTGGTATACCCGCCGTCTACGCAACCACGGCGCATCTAATGGACCATCTACGCCAAGCGTACAAACCAGGCGCAGAGCTGGACATAGACGAACGCTGGAACCTGCTCACCAGCGCCGAAGTGCTGGCCGTGGATGAACTCGAAAAGTTCAATACAACCGAGTGGGCGCTTGAGCGCTTCAGCCGCTTGATTGACGAACGCTGGCGCAGCATGGGAAACCTGTTGACGCTCTTGGCGACCAATGCCAAGCTGGAGCGCCTACCGGGTGACGTGTTTTCGCGCTTGCAGGATGGCCGGGCGCAGGTGGTCAACCTGGCCGGGCCGGATATGCGACCGTTCAACCAGTGGGATGACAGCCAGCCGGCGAAGGCGGGAGTATGACCTACTACATGCGCATGGCGGTCATCGCATGGGAGTCGATAGAGTTGACGGCGAATTTGCCGTTTTCTGTCACGGTGGATATGAAGTCGCCGGATGGCAGCATCGGCTTTCTGCCAGCATTCGAGAGCCGAGAGGCATTTGACGCTGCCTATCCTGGCGAGAGGCCGGCTATCGTGCAGACGGTGGAGAAAGAGACGGTGGGGGCATGACAATTCTACTCGCCGCCGCAATCATTTACTTCGTGTTGGGTTCACTCGCTGGCCTGGTCGTCTGGGCGGCGTGTCGTTTGGGGGCTAAACCGTGAGCGGAAAGAGACTGACCAAATCCGTCGCCCATCAGGACGGGCGCAAAGGTTACGACAGGGGGCTGAACGCCGCGCAATGCCCCTATCCATACACCGAATGGGAAAAGGTTTGGTGCGGCGGATGGTGGGAACGTTTCTGGGAAGTAAACGGAACGGACCTGGGGCCACCGTCCAGTTGGGGCTATCATCCGAAAGTGACGGCGCAACCATGATCACAACCCACAACCTCACCGGAGGGCCAACCTACACCGCCGACCCTGTATCCGAGAACTACCGCCTGCTACTCTGCGCTGTGCTGTTGCAGGCGTGGCGGGATGCCAAGAAAAAAGAGGCTCGATTGAGCCGCCCGGCGCAACGCTGGCTGTGCAGGCGGGAAACGGTAGAACTGGCCTATTCGATAGGCGTGCGGCTGCCGGGGATGGTGAGGCCATGACCTGTATCGCACGTTGGGCCTTCCTGGTGGCGGCGAGTTGGGTCATCGTCTCGATTCTGGTGGCGCTGATTGATTACGCCTGGGGGCACCGATGACCGATTGGAAACGACAAGGCGAACCAGTTTTGCTTGTGCCTATTACGAGAGAGGTAGTAGTAGCTTTATTTGCGTTGACTGTGACAGCATACGGTGTGCGTGCGGGCACGATGGAAATAGAAGATTGCCCGGAGGAGTTTCTTAAATTGCTTGAAGCGTGGCAGAAGGATATTCCACTCCCCCCTGCGAAGGTAGACGCATGACCAACCGAGACGAACTGAGGGCGGCGTACCGGCGCCTACAAAACTACATCCAGCGCCCAACCCCGATGTCGCCAGAACGTGACCGCCAAGCCCTGGCAGACTTGCAACTGCTAGGCGCAGCACTCGCCAGCGTGTTGGAAGTGCAACCGGAACAGGCGGTGCTGCTGGACGTGCCGAGGCGCAGGATACACCGATGATCCTAAAGCCCCCATCCCGCTATCGACTGGTGCCCCTATTAGACCCGCCAGAGGAGCGCATATTGTGCGCTATCCTGGCCGGATATACCACCTATGCGGCAATAGCCCAGCGGCTGGGAGTGACGCAAGGTACAGTTCGGACGGATATTTCCCGCATATACCACAAAATCGGCGGGCACAACATGGCCGACCTGATTCTCTGGGCATGGCGCCACGGCTATACGCTCGGAGAGTCCCCGCCAGAGGAGGACGGCTAATGCTCGAATTGTCTTTCTTGGGCATCTCCATCGCCCTGGTCGTGGTCTACGTGGTCGTGCGAGTATGGTATGAGGAGCGGGATCGCTAATGCAAACGTCACAATTTTGGCCTGTCGTCTGGGGGCTGGGCATTATCGGAGCATTCTGTGTCCTGTTTGGCGTCCTGTGGTTTTGGCAATGGCGGCTACAGAAGCGCCAGGACGACGAGGGCCACCGGGACGAATACCGGGACGATTTGCGCAAGGCGCAGGACGATGATGAGTAGGTCAATCCGCCGAATCTGGGCGTTGACATAACTGAATATCACCCGTCGCACACCACGGGGCCGCATCCTGTACCGTATCATGTGTGTGAAAGGATGGTTGCAAGGAGAAGTATTGGGAAGTTGCCGAACTTTAACAACTGAACGGTTGTTAAAGCCACAATAGGACATTCAATCTATGCCGACTGGCTGGCGCTGTGTCGGCAAACAAAGCCCCGGCTGGTGGAACAATCCAGCCGGGCACCATAAACGAACGCAGGGAGATGACGATTACTCCGTCACCCCCCTGCTCACCATACAGCCGCTGGAGCCCTAAGAAAGGCAGCGGTGCAGGCTGCGCATATCATACAGCTAAGCACCCCCCAGCGGTAATTCAATCGCCTGGAGGGTGCTTTTATTTGCCCTCCACATTCAACAGGGGGCAATATGCAGACAATCAACGATTTGGTGCAGGCATTGCAGGAGTTGAAGGATTTGGAGGCCAGCGGCGTTAAGCTGAAATACCGTCCGGCATTCATCTTGCAACAGGAGATGCACGGCAACACCGTAGACCTGGAGAGCGGCGTTATCTACATCAACGGAGCCAATCAGCGGCGCCAGCCCCCGCACCATTGGCTGGAGGAGGCGCTACCATGAACTTCATTACCGTGACCGTTTTATCCTGCATGGCCGGCATTGCTTTGGGTTGCCTGTTTCAGCGCCACGCCGAAGGCTACCACGTCAAACCAGTTCGGCCAGCGGCGCTGGCGCTGATGGTGTTCATCGGCGTTCTGCGAGGGCGGTGAAACCATGAAGAAATCAGGCGAAGTCAACACCGGGCCGTGGGAAGAAATCGACCTGCTCAAACAGGGTGATTCATGGGTGCCCAACCTGCCCGCAAAGCAACCCAACCCAATGGCCTATCCAATCAGCCACGGTAACGGCCAAACGCTCACAGAGAGCCACCTAGCCGCTCTGGAGAGTCTACGGGAGACGGCTACACCCATCCAGCGGGCAATAGGGCTGGCCATCCGTGCCCTGCCCTGGCTGGTGCCCTGGCTGGTCATCTGCTTTGGTATCCTGTACGTGCTGGATGACCCGTTGGTGCCCTTGCTCGTTTTTGCTGGCCTGACCGCTGGTACGATATGGGCGCTCAATCAGCAGGAGTATCGTCACAGCGCCAGCGGCTTGGAGCGCCACAAAGCAGACCTGGCGCATGACTTGGCAAGCCAGAAGCTGGCCGACGATCACAGCTTGGCAGAGAAGGCGCTGGATGCCTATATCCGCCATTTGGAGCGTGACTGATGATTCGCCAGTTGATTGATGCCTTCGCCGCCCACAATGACCCGGCAAAACTGAGAGCGGTCATCGCCAAGCAGCGCCTTATCATTGACCGATTGCGCAAGGAAAACGCCCAGCTACGCCACGAGAATAGACAGTTGCGGCGCAGGTTGAAGGATACCGAGTTAAATCTATTGCGTAGGGCTGAAACGGACGCCTACCTGATCGGTGCGCTTTACTTTGCCCAGCAGAGTACCAGCCGGCGGGCGTGTGGCGCGTGCGGTATCGGCCCACGGCGTTGGCATCGGGCTATCGCACTACTGAGGGTTGCTCGAATTCACGATGGCCGGCGCATTGACGAGGTAACGCCCGAAGAATTCGAGCGGGCAGTAGTGGTAGGACGCCAGCGGGTAGAGCGTGACGGCCTTGATGTGGTGCGCTGGCGGATGCCTATCTGCTACCGCTAATGGTCTCGGTTGCGGTCTCGGTCGTGGTCTCGCTTATCGACCAGACCGAGACCATATAGGAGAGAGAAAAAAATAAGGGGGGCATGTGTGATGGATAGGGGAGGACAACTATGATCGTCAAAGGACCGTGGAGAATCAACGAGGCGGCGCTATCGCTCAACCTCGGCTTGGTAGTAGTGGCGGCCATTGCGGGTATCGGGCTGGCTGAGGCCCTCGGCTTGGATGACTGGCCGGGCTTCCTGGTGGCCTTGCTGCCTGGACTCTGTTGCACCGGGCCGATTGTGTTCGTTCTGTCAAGCGCATTTGGCTTCAGTTTCGCCAAGCGAAAGGTTTACCGTGTTGCTTCGGAGGATTAAACTATGGCAGATGGACCATTCGGATTCTACACTGTGCCTACCCCGTCCAAACCGAAGCCTAGCAGACCGCCCTGGCTGCAATACCTGCTAGGCTACATCGTGCCAGGGCTGATGTTTTTCGCCGTCATGCAGGTTATTGCGTGGCTGCTGGCGTGGTTCACGTAGAGACAATTTTCCAACTGGTCAGTATAATGGAATTAGGACAGTCAGTCGTTCAACAGGAGGATACACCGATGAACATTGTTTTTGAGCAGGAATCACAAGTCTATTCGGGTAGAAAGAATCGGGTCGCAGAAATGGACGGCAAATTTTGGCCGCATCGTCTAACAGTGCAGAGCGGACAAGTCGAATGGGGGTCAACCGTTGCGCCCAATACTGAGGCGGGAGTCAAGTATGCCTCGGAGTCGTTCGGGTCGCTGGGTGCAGCCAAGCGTGCGCTACAGAGCGCAGGGTATTAATCAACCCGGCCCGGCCTCACACGCCGGGCTTTTCGTCCCCCTCGCCTTCCATCAACTGCGCCAGCAAGTCGGCTTGCCCTTGCAGACTTGCCATCTTCAGCCGGACGGCGCCGATTTCCGCCTGCACTTCCACAATTTGACGCTCCAAAGCCAGCCGCCGATAGTCTAGGCTGGCGCCCTCTTGGTTGATACTCTCCAATAGTCTAGCCAATTGCGCTTTGCTCATAGTCCCCTATGTAATGAAGTACATGATGCAGAAACTTACCACATCGCCCGCCGCCGGCGTCCAGTTCTGCGTCGTGACATCGCCATCGGTTTCAATGTCCACCCGTCTGGCCGTGGTTGTGCCGCCGGTCAGAACCATAGCATGGGCTATCTGCCGGGTTGTGGGCCTGTAGGCGGCCGAGAGCGTGGCTATGGTGGTGGCTGGCGTGCCACTGCCGTCAATGATACCTGTCACCCAAACGAGGTTAGCGAACCGATAGCTGGTCAGGGTAACGTCGCCACCGCCATGTGCTGCCCATCCGCTGCCCAGGCTTGGCGCATTACTGGATAGCCTTAGTTCGCCACTGAGCGCCATCCCGCCGTCACTGTCAAGCGCCAGCGATACGCCGCCTATGCCGGTACTGTCCCTGGCCTGCAAATAGATGAAACTATTCGGGTAGGCGGTCGTGCCCTGTGCAATAATGGTGGCGTCTTTCGAGAAAAACACGCCATTGCTGCGAGCCTGGATAGACAGCATCGGATCGCCTGTGCGGACGCTCAAATCTTCCCACCAGTTGATTTGACGACTCATCGCCCCGCCGCCTGCGCTATCACCCTGCAAATCAATACCGTCATCGTCGAGAATCACATCTTCGTCGTCGCCAGAGAGCAGGCTGAAGCGTCCTATGCCTGACACGTTGCGCAGCCGAAAGCCGCTAAAGTTCGTTCCCAGCGTGCCGGTGCCCTGCCTGATTTCCCCTGATGAGCCGATGGTCATCACGCCGGCAAAGTAGCTGTTGCCACTATTGTCGAAGATGATTTTCTTCGTGATATTGTTTCTTAAACTCAACTCCCCGGCGCTTTCATCCCACAGCAAAGACGCCTTGCCCACTCCCACCGCCCCGATGCGCAGGTCGCCAGCCGAGCCGAAAAAGCGTAGGCTTGCATCGTCCAGGTCGGCCAGGTCCACACCTAGCTGCATGGAGCCGTCGCCGCTGTCAATGTGGACGGTATGCGTACTGCCGTTGTAGCCGTCAATGTCGGCGCCACGCAGGAGCAGCCCAGCCCCTGACGCCTTGATATACTGCCCAGCGGCGCCGCCTCGAGCATACATACCATACTCACCAGTAAAGCCAATGCCGGTTAGGTTGCCAGTGCGCACCATCACCGTCTGCCCGGTCGATGGGTGCGTTGTCCAGGTGACGATTTGACTGTACGGGCTATTGACAGCGTAGAGCCCATCAATGGCATTGACTTCGTAAAACCCATTCCCCGTTGTGCCGTAGTCCAGCACAATGGCGTCTTTGTTGATGACAGCGCCTGCCGTCATTGCCCCAGCGTTGGGCGCTGATGAGCGGGTAAATGTCCAACTCTGCTCACCGTTTGCCAGGTCGGTGTAGCTGGTGGCCACGCCCCATGCGTTGGTAATACTCAGGCTGCCACTCGCCCGGCTGAACTGGCGCAGGCGAATGATGTCACCCGACTGAAACACGGACATATTAGCGGCGCTTGGCAAATCCTTGACATACAGGGTAGCCGCTGCGCCCGCCGCTGGCACGGTGAAGTCTCGGCTAAGGATAGAAACAGACTTGCTGATAATCTGCCCACCCGCAAGCGCTTGCTCCAGGTCAGCAATGAACGCTTTGGCGTGTAGCTCGTCGGTGTAGATGTACCTGAAATCGCCTGCGCCCGCATAGGTGATTTTCCACCCGCTGACCTGGCTGGCGTAGTCATCACTACCTACACCGACCGCTGACATAAAATCAAGCGAGTCGGTATCCAACGACATTTTGTCTATGTTGTTATTGCGGAAGTAAATGCTTTGCCCTGTGGCGGCGTTGAGGAACGTTTGCCCGCTGCCACTGCCCAGCAGCATGTAATTCCCTGTCCCACTCCCCAGCGTCCTATGGCGCAGCCCCACGAAGCCGCCATAGGACTGGTTGCTGATAACTAGCTTGCCAAGTGAATAGGGCAGGTCATCGTCGTCACTGGTGATGGTGAAAGCGTTCATGTCAAGGTCGGAATTTGCCGACTTGCGCATCATTACCGACTCAAGTTGACCGCCCACATACTGCGCATTCAGCCCTGTGACGAGCTGCCCGCTGGCATTGGCGCCGATGATAAACGGTGAATTCGTCGTGGTTGGGTTGAACGTATGGCGGGCCGTGACGTTGCGGCTATTCTGGACGTGCATATACTGGCTGTGGTCATCAGCGTTGGTCAGATTGGTGAGTGCCGAGTGTGGCCGGGTGGCAATATCGGAGAGTGACGACCCGGCCTTGTTGACTCTGTTCCAATCCAAATTGCCGGTATGGTAGGCGCCGCCCAGGTCATGCGCCACCAGCCCCCCGCCTCCCGTTATGGTGGTGGTGGAACTGCCGACCAACTGGCGGATAGTGGGCACACGAGCAATAGCCCGCTCGATGTCCTTGAGCCAGATAGGTCTAAGTTTGGCGGCGTCTTGCTGCGGAGTCGTCATTCTCTAAAGTTCACCCATAGTTCACCCATAGTTCACCCATGATTCACCTGAGGCAACAAGGGGGGGGGTGAAGTTTAAACTTCACCTTTTGGGCTAAACTTCACCCCAAGTTCACCCCTAAAGTTCACCCCTGATTTCCCCCTGATTCACCCCATCGACTCCCACACATTCTTCTCACCCTGCCAGGTCGGGCGAATCTCTCCGCTCTCACAGTCGTACTCGGCCTCCTCCAAAAACTTGGGAGAGAACGGGTATGCGGAAGCTATCACAGGCGGTAGTCCGTCCATCCAAATCCACTCACCCACCGGAAGGATACCCGGCTCCAATGCGCTGCCATTATTCCAGAATCGGAATTCGCCGTCCCTGGTGTAGTAGTAATTTTTGGCCGTGTTGATGGGTGCCTCAGTGATGCGCAAATAGCGGTCAGCCGTGCAGACGGCAATGATGCGCCGCCCGGCTGCCGTGCGCCCTGCCTCAAGCAGCCCCATTAGCTCATCGTAAGCGTAGGTGGTGCCGTCCCTGTACTGATTGCTGCTGGTCACGGTCGTGACTCGAATGTCCGTCTGTCCGACAAGCTGCCCGACCACATCCACCAGTGTGGCGATTTGCTTGGTAGTCTCCACGGCGCCCAACATGCGGAAGATGAGATCAGCCTGCGGCGTGCGGGCTATCCAGCCGGTTCCGTCCCACACCAACAGGTTGCCCCGTGTGTAGCCCTGGTCCTCATCCACCTCCACCACGTAATAGTTGCCAGGGTCATGGGCGCCCGTGCGCTGAAGATGAATCCAGAAATAGACGCCGGGCTGGAAGGTGCGGGTATTGGAGAGCTTGAACAGTTCAGTATTCCCGGCCTGGTCGCTAACGTCCGTTCCGGCAATGTCCACCGTCTCCAGCACTGTGCCAGGGGTGCCGCCATTGTCGGCCATGAACAGCAGGCGGATACTGTCAGACGGGCTGTTGACTCTGCGGATGGGTATTTCAATAGCATCAACCGTCCAGGCGCTGCCGGTGCCGTTCAGTACCCGCTGCGCCACCCGTGTGCCGACTGTGGTAATCGTGATGCTGTTCAGCGGAAACTCCCGCACAAGCGAGTCGCCAACCATGATGTAGTTGCCACGATAGAGGATGCTACCTACCGGCGGCGTTTCGCTAACGATGGTTTTGTTGATGACGACAACGGCATTTTCGCCGGTTTCACGGATGCGGAAGAAGCCCCGATTGCCTGGATTGAGCGGCACATTGTTAATCCGAATGTAATCGTCGGTCTCCAAAAGTGAGTCAATGTCAATGTCGTCGGCGTCAAGGTCGGTGGGCGTCGGGTTGCTTTTTATATCGTCGTTCGGGTCGAAATTCCACCCGGCAACGTTCATATCCTGAGCAATCGGCGGGCGGCTGTCCACCGAGGAAATGGTAAATGTACCATTATTGTCCCCCGCCCTAGCATTGCTTATCCGTACCTGGCTACCGCTCACAAAGTTGGTGAATTCGCCATCAATTGCGCTAATCTTACCGGACGGGACGAAGCCTATCCGACTGGACGTGAAGCCCTGTCCAATTAGCTGGTCAGCGCCCCCGCCATCTGGTTGATTCGCCTCCAGGCCCGCTAATTGGCTATAAAGCCGCCACTCAAAAGAGTGGATATCACCGGCCAGGTAGAGCGTAGCGGAAAGCTCTTTGCCCCTACTCGAACCGGAACGGGTGACTGGCACAGGCTTGGCGACTTGCGTCAAGATGTTGTCACGGTAAGCCGCCGCCATCTCTGGCGATGCGTTGACTTCCTGAGTGACTTCTTTCTCTTTGATGAAACCAATCGCATCTATTGCGGCCTGGTTGAATGCCCAAGTGGTTGTGCCGCTGGTAGGCACGCCAAATACTTCGTAGGTGTAGGCCACTCGCACCCGGTTGAACATCTCCTTAATCGAGAGTCCGTAACTGTTTACGCCGTCATTGACGAACACCTCCTCGACAAAGCCCCACCAGACCCGGCGTTGATTGCGGTTGCGAATCTCTATGCGCTTGGCAAGCCAATGCAGTGTCGACCAGACATCCGGCCCCGTGATTTCTACTTCCGCCAGGTGCGGCCCGCCGGTGACGTTCCAACTAAAATTTTTGACCTTGACCACCATGTTGGTGGTGATCAGGGTCAGGTCATCTAGTTGGATGTAAAAGTCGTTATTCGTCATCAATCGCTTTTCGTAGGGGGTAGTAGGTAGTAGGTAGACAGTAGTAGGGGGTTGCTTCGCCACGTTGAAATTTGATTGTCAACATGATACAGTTCCCCTTCTACTGTCTACCGTCTACTGTCTACCCCTTTTCAGATGCACTCCAGGTAGCAAACATTGTCCTGGTCGGGCAGGCTTACAATGGCGTAGCGCGCATTGTCAATCGTCAGCACGAACGACCCGCCGCCAGCCCTGGCAATATCCCGATGCGCCGTCAGTTCCCAATAGCCCGATGCGTCTGTGACGGCCTGCTGGGTAGCGGTGTCAATCGTTTCAGCCAGCCCCTGCGCAAAAGAGAATGGGTTGTCAATGCCGAGCGTGACTACAGCCCCGGCGTGTGGCACGCCCCAGGCCTTGTCCTGAATGCCCCAGATGACGATTTTGTCATTCGTATCTGGCAGCGATGGCTTTACGGTCACAGCCTCAGCTGCTACCAGTTCAACGCCGCCAATAGTGGCCGTCACCCGATAGCGGATGACATGGCGAGTACCGTAAGTGACTCCGGTATCGAGATAGGTTTCGTGCATTTTATAGACCACTGTACCGGCGGCGTGGTCCTGTTTGATGGTGTTGTGCTGCCCGCCCAGACTGGTGGCGAAGGTAGCGCCGGTCAAGCCGCCAAACAGAAAAGTCTCTCGCCCGATTTTCCCGTAATTCCCATTGGCGAAGCCGGTTGCAGAGACCAGCGGAACAGACGTTGCCCCGGCCAGGATATTCTCTGCTAGCGTCGTGTTGACCGGCGCATAGGGGCTGGTGGCGGCCTGTGTAACAGGTGTTCCGGTGAAATCGTTGGGCGTCGTCTTGTCAGAATATATTTTGTAATTCGTGCCGGAAATGGCTTGACTATGGCCCTTCCAGCGAATCCGATTGTCGGTCACGGTGTTACTCCTGCGAATAGCGGGCTTTCGCTGTAATCCTCAACCCGGCCCGATAACTGCTTGGGTAGCCCTGCGACGGCTCTGGCTGCGTCCGCAATGCGTTTGTGGGCGATGGCGAAGTAACGTGCATCCTTTTCGATGCCAACAAAATGAATACCGCTCTGGATTGTCGCTATACCCACAGAGCCAGAACCCATATATGGGTCAATGATGGTTTGCGGGTGTCCAGCCTGTTCGATGCACCAGCGCATCAAGGCGACGGGCTTTTGTGTTGGATGGACTCGCCTGCAGTCACGTTCGGACGCCCGCAACATGCCATTCCACATATGGCGAAAGATGCGAACAGCCTTGTCAAGATTCGTCCAAGCCAGTTCGCAATCGGCAAAATCGCCACTATTTAGCTTGTCCCATACAAGCCAGCATTTTGACGGTGGAAGGTCAAAGTAATTGCCACCAAAGATAATTTGCTTCTGAGATATGCGCCGGATATGCTCTATGGCTACAGGTGAGGCCGGTTCACTGTCCCAACTGAACGCACCATAATCAATGGGCGTCGCGAGGTTCACTCGCGACGCAACTCGTGCTGCTGATTCGCCTATGCCATAGGGCGGATCGGTCAAAGCAAGGTCAAATTGCCGATCCCGAAAGGTCGGCAACACGTTGAGACAATCGCCCTGATATAGCGTATAGCCCTCACCCTGTATCACGGGACCACCTCCGCACTTGCTAGGACATCGTTGTACGGCTGCAACGGTTCAGGAATGGCGCTTGCCAGCACCAGCGACGTAACCGGCAATGTGGCGTCCGGTGGGTCACTGATTACCACGTAATCGGACTTGACAAGCGTGCTGGTGGCCGTGCCGTCGCTGACCGTCAGGGTCACGCTGTAGCTGCCGGCTGTGGTGTACTCGTGGGTAGGATTGGTGCTGGTGCTGGTGGACCCGTCGCCAAAATCCCAAGCCCGGCTGGTAATCGTCGTGCCGTCTGCTGTTGACGCATCGGTGAAGGCCACGGTGACCGGGCGAATACCTGTCAACGGCGTGCCGCTGAATGCAGCCGTCGCGGTGGCTACGAACGGCTGCCCGATGGCGACCAAAATCCACTTATTAGCCGAGCCGGTCACAGTCGAATGATTGAGTTGCAGATTGTTGCCGGATGCGCCGACCACCGTCGCTATGTGGCCTGCCGAGCCATCGTGCTTGTCCAGGTTGACAAACCTGTCATCCGACCTTGACTGCGTGTTGGTCGTGGCCGCTGCATCCTCATCGGCTATTGAGGCTGAAAATTGCAGGGTGCCATCCCACGACCCGGCTGCATAAGCGCCCGCCAACCCGGTAGAATCTGCGGTGTTGACAGCCGTCAACGTGCTGGCGATTACATCGGCGCTGCCGGGCTCGAAGCCAACGGCGTAGTCATAGGCGCTATTGGTCGCTGTGGGTGTGGTGATGACGCCTGAATAGACCTCCTGGTCGAACAGGAGGCAGAACACAAAGCCTTCGGCGTCAGTCTGGGTATGATTGGCGACCTTCGTGTTAATGCGAAAATCAGTGCTGCCCATGTCGCTGATTTGCAGCCCGTTGGTCAGCGCCGCCGCCCCGTCAGTCGCCTCGATGCCTACATAGTCATTGCGCAGATGAGCAACCACCTCGCTTGGTGCGGAGGTAGTGCGTTCCCCGATGTACATACACTGCTGAGTGATGGTTGCCCCGTCATAGGTGGCGAAGCCGTGCGAGATACGCACGCCGCCCGTGGTGGCCGGGATTGCTCGGTTGAACGTGACAACCTCGATATAATTTGGAGTGAAGCCAGGGGTAACGGTGGTGTAGGTATTTACGGTCTGCTGAATGGCGAATGTGCTGAAATAGGCGTTTGTCGCCATAAATGCCGTAATCGTCACCAGGAATCCGGCGGAAAAGGCGTCGGTGATATTGATGGTCACGCCGTTGGCATCGCCAGACACAAAGGACGCCTGGCCGTCAATTGCCGTACTGGTCGGGTTGTTGAGCATCAGACAGCCATCTGTGATGGTGCGTCCGCTGGTGGCGCTGGTGGCCTGTCCGTGCCTGCTACGGGTGGACCAGGCGTGCTGTACAATCGTTCCCCCGTTGTCCCAGGCCCATCCACGCCCGATGACGGCGTTATCCGTTGCGTTGTCGTCTGCGGTGGCTTCAGTAATCGTGAAGCGCCAGGCGATAGGCTGGCCGGTCAATGGCGTGGCGAAGGTAAAGGTCTGGTTGCCGGTAGTTGTAATCAGCGCCCCCCGCACAGACGCCCGCCCGCCCGGTCCGCCCGCTGTCGGTGGGGGCGGCGTGCCCCCGCCGTCTGCCTCCAGGTAATTGAGTGCCCCTATGTCGGGTGTGGCGCTGGCGACCTGGCCGGGGAATACGTGATAAATCGGCTCTAGGTTGCCCCAGGTGGCCGTAGCGTTGATTGTGAGCGTATTGGTGGCATAGTTGACCGCCGTGATGGTGCGTTCCTGGCCGTTGAAGAATATGCGCTGGTCGTCCTGGTAATCGTCTCGCCCGTAGTTGGTGGCAAACCAGTTGGCATCCTCGACGGGCACGGCTGTGCCTGAGCCTGCGCCGCCTGTGATGCGGCATAGATAGCCGCCTGTGCCCTTCGCCGGGCTGTCATCCGCTATCCCGAAATCGTAATCATCTGGGTCGCCGGTTGGGTAGGCCGTCACGCTCACGAACTTGATGGCGTTGTGCCGGGCTGTCGGGGTTGCCCCGCCCACGTAGATACTGTGACCGTCCTTGCCATAGCGCCAGTTGTTTGCTGCTAATCGACCCTGCCATGCCGCCAGCGTCGTGTAGGTGTTGCCCGATGTGGCATCACTCCATGCACCGCTGGCGTACAGGTTGTAATCAAGGTCGCATTCGTTACCGGGCTGGTTCTGACCGGCGAACAGTTCAGCATCTGCGGCGTTGCCTGCGAAAATGTTGTTACGCACGCCAAGCGCCGGGTTGGAACTGCGGGCCTGCCCGATGCCTACGCCCTTCGCCAGCGGTTCCGGTGTACCTTCCCAGGTGCGGCGCATGTTGAGGATCGTGTTATTGTGAAATTTCCAGCCGATGCGGGTAGATGGCCCGCTCTGGCAATCGTAGAAGATATTGTTGCGGAAGATCACCGGCGCTTCGCTGTTGGTGTTGGCCCCGGCATTGATGCAGCCAGGGCTGCCGGTGTTTTGGCCTAGCGTCGGGTGAAAGCCGTCATTGCTGCCGGCCATGCCGTGCAGAATGTTACCCTCGATAACCACATGCTTGGTGGACTTCATATCGAAGCCGCCCTCGCCATTGAAAAATATTTCGTTGTACAGCAGCAGCGTGCCCTGGTTGCTGTCGTCCGCCGCTTTCTGCGCATCCGTCAAGCCGTTTGGCGGGATGAACTGTAAGCCGTCCTCTCTGCCGCTCAAGCCGAAACGGTTGCGATAGATGACGATGCCACGGATGACGCCTGCACTGGAGCCAATGACGCAGCCGCTTTGAACGGTGTATTCGGTCAGGCAATTTTTGACCGTCGCCCTCATACACTGGTCGTTGAGGTTAATCCCTTTGCAGATGCCCCGAACGGTACAGCTATCGACCGTGCAATCGGTGGCGTCCGTGATCGTGATGCCAAATTCCTGCCATACGGATGCAGCCAATACCGATAGGTCGGTTGAGTAGTCACGATGGACCGTCAGGTTGAGAATGGTGACGAATTCGCTGTCGACGCCTGTGACGGCGACCAGCGAGAAACGGTGATTTCCCCCCGGTGCGGCGTGGCCATAGGAGACGGTGATTCCGTCGCCAAATGTGATGTATTTCGTACCGTTTGGCATCACGATAATGCCCGTCTGCGTGCTGATACCCTCGATGGTCGGGCTGTAACCCGTATCAGCCTCGATTGTGATCGGGTTGCCAGCGGTGCCGCTGACGCCAAAGACAACCCGTTCCGTGTAGGTGGTGCCACGCAGCCGGATAATGTCACCGGGCGCTGTGGCCGATGCGCCGCCCACTGCATAGCCAAGCGTGTTCCACGGTGCGCCAGTGCCCCCTGCGCCGGTGTTGGCGCCTGTCCCTGGGTGGACGTATCTAATCGTCATACGGTGAGCCTCCGTGGACGGTAGAGGACTCTCACCTTGTACTCTTTTCTAGGCAGCGCATCGGCCCCGCCGTTGAACAGGAAAAATAGGCGCTGGGAGAAATACTGATCGGGATAGAGCATGATTGGCTGCCCCTTGCCCTGTACGGTCATATCCTCCAGTGTGCTGTAGAGTTGATAGCTAATCCCTCTAGGCCCGTCATCTACGATGAACCGCCCCGGCGCCAAAACTTGCTTGAGGTTGTAAAGTGTGCGCACATTGCCGACCAGCATCATTATGTAGTCCAGTTCAATCAGCGCCGTGGCTGTCGAGCGAAAATCTATTTGCAGGCGCAGGGCGTCCATACTGTTGGAGCCCGAAGACGGGAACGTAATGGCGCCGATGTCCTGAAGCTGCTCAGTAGCCAAGACTCGTACCTCGCTGTCGTAGCTGGCCGCCACGCCTGCCGTGCCGTCATTCGCCTTGAGGCTGGCGTTCATAAAGAGCGCCCCACCCTGGATAAAGGCGTGGCGAGTGAACAGCCGCACGGTGCGCCCGGCGATGAGGCTTGTGGTTTGATAGGGGATAATCCACTGCTTGCTGATGGACTGAGCGCCGGAAAAGTTGAGATCAAGCGTGGCGTCGCCGCTGGAAGCGCCCCGAACGGTGCCGGTGCTAGAAAGTGCATCCTCACCCTCAAGCACGGTTGTTAGTGAAGTAGGATAGCGGACGGCCCCGCTGGAGGCGATGTAGATGTCTCGCAATGGGTCTTGTGCCTCATTGCTGCCGGTGGTGGCCGCAATCATAATCTTGGCTGGTGTAGGTAGTACGCCGCCTATTTGACTGACGCCTATTTCTACCCAATTGCCACCCATCACACCGTTGGCAATGCCCCGCCGATTCTGGACAAGTCGCCCGCCCGTCACGATGGCCGACTGCGTTTGACTGGACAATGGAATCTCGAATTCGCCGCCCTCCCAGAAGTAGCGCCGGGTAAACGTGATACGGTTGATGAGCTTGCGCTGCCCCCAGGTTTGGAGCGCCCCGTCAGCCAGGTTCACAGCGCCGCCTAATATCTCGCTGCGCCATACGTAATCTGTTTCACCGTCTAGGCTGATAATGATGAAAATGCGGTCGCCTGTGCCCCTGGCCTGCCTCTCCGCTGCGAGTGCCATCCACCGCTGGATGGCGTTGACGTCGGTTTGTACTTCTAGCGTGCTGGATGTTGAAATGAAGGTCAGTTCAATGGTTTCGGTGACGTCGTTGTAGCTGCCGTCTTGCTTCAGCGTGGGCGCCTGCGGCGTGTAGGATTGCACATTGGTGCGCCAGGCCAATAGGTTAATCTCTATCCATTCTGTTTCTGAGATGTAGCGGCGGAAGCCAAGCCTATGTGCCATTGCGCTGCGCTCCAGTAGACGGTAGCAGGTAGACGGTAGACAGGGAACAGCCACGCCGCAAACAATCTGGTTTCAACGCGGCGAAGCCCCCCCTACTACTGTCTACCGTTCTACCGTCTACCCTTGTCATTAGCGCACCTTCCGCCGTTGAATGTCGGCTATGCGGTAGGCGAGGCTTTCCACGTCGATGGGGCTGGCTACTGTGGCGTAGACGATGACAGGTGGCCCGCTGGCGCTCGCCATCGCCATTGATTGCTGGTTGGTGTAAACCTGGCTGCCACGAGGTAGGTTGACAAGTTCCGGCCCACGTTCACCTACCCAAGTCATACCACCCCGCCAATTGCTTGTGCCGGTGGCGTTGCCGGCGGCCTTTCTGTATATATCGGCATCGGTTACTTTCTCGCCGCCGGCGCCGCTACCGGCGCTGAGTGCAGCGATCAGGCTGCTCACCCAGCCCGGCATGGACATATCCGGCCAATCCCAACTGCTCAAGCCGCCTAAATCTTTTGGCCAGTGCCAGCCCGTCAAGCCGCCCAAATCCTTTGGCCAGCCCCAGCCCAGCAGGTCGGACGGCGACGGAAAAGCCCATTCCAAGAGTGCGGCGGGTGACGGGAATTGCCAGTTGAGGAGCGAAGTTACCCAACTTGGCGTGGTAACAATGTCACGGGCCGGGTCTTCTTTGTTGAGTCCTGCGAGGTTGGGCCGGTTGAAGCCGAGGGTTAAGCCAGCAAACAGGTCGTTGAAAAATTGTTGGGCCGGCTTGCCCATGATCGTAAAGGTCGTGACATTCGCCCCCACATCGTAGATATAGCCGAATGCCCCCCAGAAGATTCTGTTGTACAGCACCTGGGCGCCTACATCGTATTTGTATGACCACGCCCCCCAGACGACGCTTTGTTCTAGGACATTTGCACCTACATCGTATTTCCAGGTCCAACCGCCCCAAGCGACATCCAGGGATGTCTGTACCTTCGCCCCGGCGTCGTAGGTGTGTTTGTAGGCTCCCCACCATACACTCTCTGCCGTCTCCACCTTCGCCCCGGCATCGTAGGTGTGGTGCCAAAAGCCCCACCCTACACCCGTTTCGGAAATTTTTGACTCGGCATCGTAGGTATGTGTCCATCCGCCCCATAGCACGCTCTGCGCCGTAAACATTTTTGCTTTGGTGCTGTACGTGGCGGTGTAGAAACCTTCCCCAAAATCAACGTCGATAATGCCGGTAGTTGATTCGTAGTAGCCGTGAAAGTGAGGTTCGTCCCAAAATACATGCTTGATGCCCGTTACTGAGTCGTAGGAAAATGCGACCCGGCTTTCCGGTCCAAGTTTTCCCGTCCAATCAATATTCAAAATGCCGGCGTTGGCATTGTAAACAAAGCTGCCGTTGCCTAGCTTTTCGCTTTTCCAGTAGACCCACGTAATGGCGGTTGTGGCATTATAGAGATAGCTGAGGTTGCCGACGCTGCCGGTCCAGTCTATACGGGTGATCTGGGCTAATTTGTTGTAGGTGTAGTCGATGTTGCCGACCTGGGTCGTCCAATCAACATGGGTGATTACGGCGTTAAACTTAACCGTTCCGCCAGTCACAGCCCCCAACGCAGCAACAGCCCCCTGTATGCCTCCACCAACATTATCAAACGTGGTTTTGGCATCGCTGAACGCCTTGACCACCCCCTGAAGGGCTGGCGGGAATAGGGCTATTTTCCCCCTGGCTAGATCAGAATCAACGCCGGCCTTAGATACGGCGTCTTTGTAGCTAAGAAACGCCTCGGCTGTTCTATCTAGGAAACTGATAGCATTTCGTAATGGCTCAGGAAAGCGCCCGATGGCCGTTTGCGCCTCAATCGAGCCGAAGCGGGTTTTGCTTACGGCGTCTCTGTACTTGAGAAAGCCGTCAACCAGCTGCCCGACTGATTGCGCCGCCGGCTGGATAAATTGAGGTAGATTTTTCAGGAAATCGTTATATGAGTCACCATCAACAACCACATAGCGCAGGTATTGGCTGAAGTTGTACAGCCCGTCCGTGATGCTGTCCCAATTGAGCGCAACCAATGCTGCTATACCAGCAACCACCAGCCCCACAGGGCCGACCATCACAGCGAATGCTGGACCCAACGGTGCCAGCACGGTCAACAGTGTGCCAAACGCTATGAGTAGCGGCCCGGCTGCAGCCGCCACGCCTGCTATAATCAATCCCATCTTGAATAGGGCCGGGTTGGACTTAGCTAGGCCGATAATGGCGTTCTTGGCCTTTTCGAGAAAGCCGATAAACTTTAGCAGCCCGCCTTTTAGGTCAAAGCCCTCGATAATCGCTTTGCCAATCTCGGTCATGGTCAGGCCGACGTTATCACTCATCGTAGACAGTAGGCCGCTAAATGTTCCGCTCTGCGCCTCCATCAACCCGCTGAACTGACCGCCCTTTTCGGTCAATGAGTCCAGCGCCTTGTTGAAGTCGTCAAAGCTGATTTTGCCCTCGCTGGCCATGTCCTTGATGGAGCTTTCAGCCACGCCCATCGTTTTGGCAAGGGCCGCAATGATGGGCACGCCACGACTGGCAAGCTGGTTGAGGTCGCCCGTCATCAGCTTACCCTGCGCCCGGTTGGTGCCGAATAGGTAGGCCATGTCACCGAGCGGGATGTTGAGTCCGGCTGAGATGTCGCCTAGTTTGGTTAGGGTGGGGATAATGTCGTCAGCCGAGACGCCAAAAGCAAGCAACTGCTTGCCCGCATTGGCGATCTCTGGCGTCTCGAATGGGGTGGTTGCGGCGAATTTGGAGAGCTGGGCGATTAGGGTCTGCGCCTTCTCTGCGCTCCCCAACATGGTGGTAAAAGAGACTTCCAACTGTTCAGCGTCCGCTGCGCCCTTGATAGCGGCGGCGGCAAAACCCAGGATAGGCAGGGTCACACCGGCGGTAAGGCCAGCGCCCAAACGTTGCGCAGACTCCCCGGCGCTTTTCATACCGGCGCTGATTTTGGAGCCCAGACTAGAGGCGGCGGATTCGGCGTTCTTGAAACCGGCTGCCATGCTGTCGCCCATGCGACCGGCGGCGTCTCCGGCGCTTTTCATGTCGCCCTTGAGCCCGTCCAGCATGTCGGCGGCGCCCTTGTCTTTCCCTTCAACTTCCAGGCGAAGTGTATATGTCTGCGCCATGATTAGCCCTTCGGAAAGCCGCCTTTAGGTTGTTTCGTTTTCGCTCTCTCTTGGCGCATGACTACCCACCTATCCCACCACTCTTGCGTGGCTTGTTCTTCCACCTGCCAGGGTGGAATATGCCATTCCTCGGCTGCTTCCATTACCGCCACCCAGAACGGCGCTTCGTTGCTGTGGCCTTTCAGCCAGTCACGAACTAAGCGCCGTTCGTAGGGGGCACGGTACTTTTGTCACCCCGCATGGCGGTCATAACGTTATCGAAATCTTCTTCGGATAGGTCCAGTAGCGCCTCACGTGGGTCAACACCGTCAGGTACAGTCACCTCGCATTCTTTCAGCATCAGGTCGAGCATTTCATCAAATGCGGCCAGATTCGGCCCTTTGCTGAGAACTTCTTGAATGCGGACGACTTCACGCTGACGGCGTGCCCAGCCCGGTTTACTCTTGGGCGGCGGCTTAATCGTGATAATCGGATTTGTCATGTCAGGGTCGCCACGGCATTGGTCAAAACAGCCTTAAACCAGTTGGCAAAGGTCGTGTGATAGGTGCTTTGCAGCTTGACGTTCACCGTCACCACGCCGTCATCATCGTCAAAAATGTTGACATCATCTACCACCGTTCCGGCGAATTGCAGCTTGAGCGTTCTGGCTGCCGTGTCGGTGGCGGTCATCTGCACCTGGCGTTGAGTCAGCCCGCCGACAATGGCGTCAACATCGGCTTTGGTGGTGCTGTTGAACTCCAGCCCCAACTCAAGCGTACCCTCCCACGGATTCTCGATGTACTGGTCAGCCGAGAGCGTGCCGAAACAGGGTCTACTCTGACGGTCGGGTGTAATGACGAACTCGGCAAAGCGAATGTAGCAGTCATCCAGGGCTGTGGTGCCCATCGTGCCGGTCCAGGCATCCCATTTGAAGCCGCTCAGGTGCTGGCTCATAATCGGGTTTACGGCGGGGATGGCAAGCGCTTCCAGCGTATCGGCCTGGAGTTTCACGCCGATCAGGTCGCCGCTGATTTGGAGTTGGCTGCGCTGCTCGAATCGCATGGTGAAGCTTTGGAGCAGGGCGCCGACCAACTGATAAGCGCCTACTGCGCTGGTGCCTTTAACCAGGCTGAGAATGCGAGGTGTGGGCGCTGTGGTGACGGGAACGGCGTAGGAGCGGATAAAGGCGCCGGTAGGTGTGGCCTGACCCAGCAGGTTGTCCAGCCAGTAGGCTAGATGTTCGTAGCTGCCCCAGCCCGACATAGAGCCAGCCCCGGAGATGCCCTTCATAACGGCCTGTGAGCCACCAGCCATGCCGGTGGTCATGTCCATCAACACCTCAACCTCGTTGGCTGGGTTGAGCGTCAATTCCTCAATACCACGCAACGAAACGGTTGGCGTGACGGCTGTCGTATAGTCCACTTGCGTGCCCGCCTGGGCACGTACCTCTGATGTCATTGCGAGAGGCATTAGTGTCAGCCCCCTTTCGCCGGAGCAGCAGCCGCCGGCACTTCGACAATCTCAGTAACAGGCGTTAAAGGCCCGGCTGCCCCCGTTTCGGTTTTGCGGGTCTGAGCCTCTGCCGCCTCTGCCACCTTGTCGGGGTGCGTGTCGATGTGACCCTCTGGCCGCTTGCCTGTGAACATCTTGGCATCATGCAGCGCCTGTCGGGTCGTTTCGTCTAACGCCTCCCACTCTGGATTCGATAGGTCTCGCATCGGGACGCCGATCATGTAATGCGATCCGTCCCCTATAAAAAAGTGCATGGTTATTGCCCTCTCACCTGTACGGTGATGCTAATAACTTCCCGGCAATACTCAACGCCGCCGATTTCCACACCTTCCATGCGTGTTGGTTCCTCAGCGTAACTAATTGAGTGGCCGGACTGATTGAGCGTATGGTTAGGGTCGGCCACGACCGCAGCAATGGCCGATTCTATGGCGTCTATGGCGTCCTCTGCGTCGGCTTTCGTCCACCCGCTGGTACTGTCAGCGTACAGCACATAGACATCGGCATAGAGCGTTATATCCACATCCTCACAGCCGTACACCCGCCTACGCTGAATCGGCCCGCTGTACACCATAACGACCGGGTTGTAGGTGCTAATATCGCCAATCTGATAGTCGTAGACCGCCTCAACGGGCTTGCCGCTCCCCACCAATGCGGTGTTCAGCAGCGCGGCGAACGCTTTGCGAATCGGGTCACGGGAAACGCTCATAAGCGGTATCCAGTAGTCGCCCAGAGGGCACCCGGACAGTAGACAGGGAGGGCTTCGCCGTGGCGAAGATGGCTCCAACGAATTCCCCTACTACCGTCTACTGTATGCCGTCTACTCATCGTGGCAGCGCCCCTCTCAGACGCACGAAACCGGCCTGTGCTGCACGTTGGCCTGCTTCGGCTAGTGTTCGGGCATAGAACGCATGTGAGCCGCCCCTGGCGTGTTCGTAGGGGCCGTAGACGCTCGGCCTGCCCCCATCACTGCGCACCGCTGACGGGCTGATGTAGATGGCCCCCATGCGCCCCCGTAGCTCGATGTGATGGCTTGCTCTGAGTGCGCCGGAATCGACGTGCGTTATCGAGACGGCGTAGCGATGCAGGTAGATGGTTGCTTCTTTGACCGCATCGCCAAATGCGCCGTTAGGCCGGAAAGCTGCCGCCGTGCGCAACATGCCGTCCTGCGCCTCTTGGATGCCTCGAATGCGGGCGCTCATCGTTTTAACTCCTCTAGGATGAGCGCATAGAACACGTCGCCGCCGTCCACGTAGGTCTGCATCAACTCGTTTGGCGTGTTGAGTGCAAGGCGTTGGCGAATCTCAGGGTCCACCGGGTCTATCGGCGTCGATTTGAGCGCCGTTAGGTTGACGGTAGGTGCGCCTCGTTTGCCGCCGCTCATCCCCGGCGCCCGCTTGGTGCTGGCGGTCACGGTGCAGAACCTGCGCATTGCCCGGCCATAGCGCCAGGACCATTCAGCGCAGGAGCGGATCGGGTATTCGTTGCCGCCGACTACGTATAGATCGCCCTCTCTGATGTCAAGCGCCATTAAACGATCACATCCTCGACGTTGAAGCACTTTCCGAGCCACATATTCCAAACACAGAAATGTCGCTTACCCTGACCGTCTTCGTAGTGCGAGCGGTAGGTCAAGGGCAACAATTGCCGGAGGTGCCATCTGATTTCACGCAGCATGATCAATCCTTCTTCTCGAACTGGCTTCGCTTCCCCATCGTCAGGTTTTGGCGAATCTGGAAACATGGCCGACATAGGCACGCCGAAGAATTGAGCGACGGTCTGCAAGTCCTTGACACTTAGCTTGTAGGTCGCCGTCTCCCACCTGGAAACAGTATTGGCGCTGACGCCAATCGCTTTCGCCATTGACTTCTGAGTGATCCCCATCTGCTCGCGCAGTGTGCGAATCTGGCCGCCCACATACTCGTAAATGTCAAGTGCCATTGGGTGTATACCCATCCACCCGGCCAAGCGTGGTCACGAACGATGAGCCGCCATCCAGAGAATCGGCTGTCGCCTGGTCGCCTGCGATGGTTGCCCAGCGTGCGCTGACCTGGCTAAGGCTCTCCCTGCGTGGCCCAACCTGCACGTCAGCGGCCCCGGCCCACTGGCGAGAGAGAACACCCGCCAGGGCTGCGACCGTGACTGCAATGTCATTAGCGTTGAGGGTCAGGTAAAAGCCGATTTCCTCGTCCTGCAGGTTGGCGCCACTTGGCAGCACGCCGTTACCTTCAACCTGGTCGCCCAACTCAAGGCGCACCCTGGATAGGGCTAGGGTGTCAGGGTCGCTGCTGCCAAGTGCGTAAGTAAAGGCCATAGCCTAGCTCCGTCGAATGCGCCGGCCTTCGCTGTCGGTTTCCGTCTCTGTGACTACTGCCGGTGGCTTAACGGCTTGTGGCGCTGCAACGGTGGGCGTCATCAGTTGACGCAATCCGGCGAGTTGGGCCGCTTGCTGGCGCACCAATTCCGCTTCCGCTTCCTGCGCTTTCTTGGCACGCTCGGCCACGAGTTTCAGGTGTTCGGCCACGGCTTCCTTGCTTACCGGCTTACCATTGGCGTCGTGGTAGGTTCCTGCGTTGGGGGCATCTTCGTACACCCCGCCCGCTACTGTTTCAGCCATGATTTAGGCTCCTTGAATCCTGTATCGGACAGGACAAATGCTAGGTGATCGTTGGGCTCGAATAAGTGGCGTTGGCAAAATATCCGACAACACCGTTTGTGCGATTCCACACAGCAACGCCAAACTCCGCTTCCATAAACTGCGCCAGGAGCGGATAGGCCCGGTTCTCGCCTGCGATGCGCAGACCCTGCATTGACGTGGCGCTGCGCTGGCGAATGACCAGCGGCTTGGGGCTGCCAGCGTCCCAGATGAAAACGTAGTTGGCGATGGCCCAACTCTTGACCCACACCTCAGCGCCGCCAAACACACCAATCGCCCGATTGTTCAGTCGGGTGGTATCCAGCGGCGTAGTGGCGAGTACGGCGGTGTTGGGCTGAATCAGGCGAGGGTCGGTGTAGGCAGTGAAGCCGGTCAGGGCACGTACAGCCGCCTCATCGGTGGTGCTGATGGCAATCTTGACGTTGTTCCCCTGCCCATGCTCCACAAGGTCGTTGATCCAGGATTGCAGGAAGGCAGCGGTAAGGCTGGCCTCCCCGATGTAGTGGGTGTGGGTTGCGCCGTCAAAGGTTTCGTTGTTCGGGCCTTCGGGAATGGATGCGCTGTCGGCGTTGACCAGCCGCTTGACGGCAATGTCCACACCGTCCACCAGGAAATCATTCCAGGTGTAGTTGGCCTCGGTATAGAATGCCCGTTTGATTTCCCGCTGAATCATGCGCAGGTGCGCCCGCTCCGCCGCCTGGGTCGCAATGACCATATCAGCGGGCGTGTGCAGGTCGAACCATTTGGCGGTCCAGCCCAAAGCGTACTGAAACAGTTTCAGCGGGAAGCCGCCGGTGTCCCCCGGCTTGGCCTTCTGAGTAGGCGCCCGTCCGTACTCGTCAACTTCGTACATATCGCCCGCCACCGAAATGCCATACTTGCGCTGGCGGTCGGTGGTGAACTCGGCCAGGTCGTTGACCAGGGTGGTCACGATCTGGTTGTGCGCTGCAAGCTCTTTCTGAAGTACCGGAACAATGTTTTCCATGCCGAAATCGGCAACGGAAGTGTTGCGGGACGCCAGGAGAGTCGAAATATCATGTGTGCCTGTAGTCATTTCTCATCTCTCCTAGAAACTATCCCGCGTGATGCGGATGTCGGTAGCCGTGATGACCTGGGCCACGCCCAGAGCATCGCCAGTGGTGGCGGCGGTGTCCAGACGGCCAGCGGTGGCGCCAATGTACAACTTGTCGCCAATCGTCAAGCCGGTGCCATAGCTGAACCGTGCGCCCTTGCCAATCAGGGTGCAGGGCTGGGTGGACTTGACCGCTCTTGGCGTAAAGCCGACGATTTCAGCCGGTTCGGTGGCGGCTGTGCCGTTGGACATGTAGACCTTGCCGTCGCTGGTTTTGATGTAGCAGGGGGCGGCCACGTCCAAATCCTCCCCGGCAATAAGGCCGGTAATTTGCGGTGCGTACATGCCGGTCGATGCGTCCAGACTGGCGGTTGTCGCACGAGTTACGAGTGCCATAGATACTCCTAGAATGGTATATACATAGGGTCGGTGGCCCGCTTCTGGGCGACCACCTCGTCAATACTTGGCGCTGTAGACCGCCCACGGGCGCTTGCGTTGATGTCGCCGCCGCCGGATTCTGGCTTAATCAGGTAGGGCTTTTTGCTGACAAGTGCCTTGATCGCAGCATCTACGCCGCTTACAGTGCCCTGGTCATCAACCTCTATCCCTGACAAGTCGGCCTGCCGGTAGGCGTCTAGCGGGTCATGGAAACGGCTATTCGTTGCCGCCATCTCAACGGCGTGACGAATTGCGCTTTCCCGCTGGCGCTGCGCCAGTTCCTGCGCCTTGCGCTCGGATTCCTCGAACTTCTTTCTAAGCTGGTCTAGCTCGGAAAGGTCTTTGGTCTGACGCTCTTTCTCGGCGGCGTCGATTTCATCTAGCCGCTTGCGTCTGTCCTGCGCCTCTTTGTTGGCTAATTTCAGTGCCTTGCGTACCTGTTCCAACTCGGCTTTAAGCTGTTCTGGCGTCTGCGTCTCGCTGCCGCCCTGCTCATTGCCGCTATCGTCGCCAGATCCCCCGGCGCCTTCGTTGTCAAACAAAATGGCATCACGCCATAAATTCCTGATAGGCATCTCGCCTTCCTTCCTTTACTCGATAAGTTCAGCGGTTAAATGGAAATGGATTCTTTTTGTCGCCCTTCTGTGTGGCTGGGCGTCCGTATTCATCCATTGCGCACCTCGGAAAAAACCAATAAAAAAACAGGCGACTATCAGCCGGTTATGGCTGAAGGTCGCCTGTCAAAAGATAGTAACTTGGTTGGGCGGGTTATTCGGTTATTTTATCAGTTCGCTAAGTCTCTGCCCTATCGATTGCAAAATCTGCGGAGTAAGTGAACGCTCACGAGTTGTAACGCTCCCCGCAATAGGCGGGTCTGTCGCAAATGTAAATGAATGCTTATAAGTGCCGTCCTGATTGTCGATAGTCGTGAATGTAGCGGTCTCTATTATTGCTTTCGCCAAAAGCCTAACGTCTATTACCGTTCCGTCCTCGGCGTCCGGCGCTCTGTTGCCCTGGTTGGTATCGGCTCCCACCCTAGAATCCCCCTGCACATCTGCGCCACGGCCAGCGCCAGATCGTGAATGCGCTTTACCTCGGCCCGGCTCATCTGTACGGTGTCCGGCTGCTCTATCGTAGCATATGTGTTCTGTGTCGTCAATAGGGTAGGATTGTTCATGGTGCTGGTTCCGCTGGCGGCTCAATATGCCACCACTTACCGTCGAATTCGCTTGCCTCGTACACATCGTCAAAAATGGCAACGATAAACGGGGGCTTATCCCGCTTGTATTTTTTGGCAGCAACATGACAGGGCCGATCAACGTCTACACGCCTTCTGGTGACATTGTGTCTCAGTGTTCCCCTAAACCACCACCACCCCGGCTTGTCTGGAGTATCCACCTACCGCCTCCCCAACTCAGCCTTAGCCGTCGCCCTCAGCCGCTGCGTTACATCGTCGCCCATATCAGCCCGCCTGACCAGCGCCTGCGCTGTTCGGCATGCAGGGTGAAAAGGTGGTGAGAACTGGTCATCTGCGTAGCGTGGTGTACCAGTCAGGTGGAACGGTTCATCCAGCGCCACCACCTGGCCATTGACTCGCAGGCAGCAATCCGTTGTCCGCTTGTCCACCGCCGCTACAGCCTGCCTCAGAAAGTCCTCTTGTCCGCTCACCCGGCTTACGTTGTCGGTCGTCACTCTTGACCAGGCGCTGACGGCAGCCACGGCCAGCCATTTGGTCGTCTCTCTGGTAACCACGCCCGGCCCCAGCGCCCCAACTCTGGTTTCGTCACCCAAAATCATGGCCTCGTCACCCTGTAGCGCCAGCCCTCGCACGTTGGCAGCCTGCGCATCGTAGACGGCCAGCACAGCGCCAAGTTCAGCGATAGGCAGCGCAACGGCGGCGCTATTGGGTAGGCCATAGACGGCCAGTTCGATGGTCGCCTGTTTGATGCCCATATCTCTGGCCTCAACCAGTTGCGTTCTGGTCGTCTCCTCAACAGAGCGGCGCAACTCCCGCAACACGTCCAGCACGACCATCTGATTGGCGATATTGCCCTTGAGCGCACGGCGGGCCTGGCGATAGGCGGACAGTATGCGCCCATTGGGATGGTCGGCGTTGCCCAGCTTGTCGAATAGGCGCTTCAGTTCGGCGCTGGTGCGCAGGGCTAATCGCACCGCCCGCCCATGCTCATCAGCCATGTGCAGTGTAAACCGGCATTACAACAAATGTGATTTTGCAATTTGCGGCTTGAGCGTACCATTCCATATCGTTGATCGCTCTCTCTGGTGTGTCGTATGGCCCCGGCTTTAACTCAACCATTTCACCCTCTTTACCGGGGATACGACAGGGAACCTTCGGGCTTTTGAATGTACCCGTAGCCTCATCAAAGGCCAATACTTGATACCAAACCGTTGTTCTCACGGCCCGGTCGTGGTCGTTAGCCATCGGCTCCGTCATTCGTCACCGCCGCCTGATTCACCGCCAGCCCGGTCTGCATCATGCCCATGCGGGCTTTCCACTCGTCGGTGGCTTTGATGGCGTCAATTTCCTCCGGCGAATACCCCATTTCGCCAAGCAAAGTCTCTAGGGGCACGCCGATTTCTTTCTTGACCTTCCATCCGTTCTGCTCTGTGGCTGTGTCCCTGGCCTGTATGGGCTCCCAGCGCATGACAAATGCGGGCTTCTCATCAAGGCCAGCATTGCCAAACGTATTGGCGAGACGGCGTGCCATGTTGAAGCATTCTATCCACGAGTTATTATAGAGCATTTGGCGCTTGCGAGTCTTGGCGAACAAGCCCTCTTTCTGTTCTTTTTGCGTGCCCTCTGCCGCTACCTGTTTGTTAAATGTTACTCGGCTGGCGGGCGTGCTGGTCACTACGCAGAGCTGACCAAGAAATGCCTCAACCACATTGATTGATTGGCTCAGGTCGCTCCCGTCAATGGCATCAAACGATGCGTCTGTTTTGGCGGTGCCCAGAATACTGCCCGGCTGTATTTTGGCTTGGTTGCTTTTGTCGTCTTTTAGCGCCAGCCCGTCAGTAGTGGGTATCCAGCCCCTTGCAAAGAAAATCCGAAAGCCTGCTACATCAGCAGCGCCCAGCAAGTCAATCACTGATTTGTTGATGGCGTTCTGCACCGGGATGGCATCTCGAATCTCACTGCGCAGGGTGAGCGTATTGGGAAAATGAATTGCCGTGATTCCCAACGGCTTACCGGCCTTGTCTACCCACGGGATAGGCCAGGACGTGTCGCCCTCGTCTCGAAACTGCACCCAATCAGACCCAACCGATTCGTATTTCTCTACCCGGTCAGGGTAGTAAATGGTCATACGCTTACGGGTTTTGCCCTTTGTGTCTAGCTTCTCAACCCACCGCTTGGAGACGCACAGAAGAGGCTGGGATGGGTCATCGTCGGGGTAGTGGGCCTTACAGCCGAATTCATCGCCGCCCGCCTCTGCGCAGGCGTAGCGTGGGTGTGGAGTGAATCTAGGGCGCTGGTTGTCTGCATCCCAATCCACCAGCACAAAGGATTGGCCATCACGCAGCGCCCCCTCATGTACGGCGCTCTGGTTGATGGCCAGCTTCTGCTGGTCGAATAGGTCATCGGCCCAGGCTGCGACGGGCTTGGCCTCGCCCTGCTCGTTGCTGTCAACGCCGGTCATCAGTAGGCGTTCCTCAACGACCTCCACGACTGTGCGGCAGACGTTGAGATTGAATTCCTGGTCGCCTTGCACGTTGAGGAATTCCCGCAGGCGGGCGGTGAGCATGGCGTTCTGCTCGCCATCGTAGTAATTGCGGGCGGTTACGATGTCCTTTTGTACGGTCATCTCCTCAGCCGCTTGCCAGGAGAGAAAAGCCATCTCAGCCAGGTTGATTGCCATTATTGTTCCTGTGTGCCAAATATGACCGGCGCATGGTGTAGGAATGTCACCTTTTCCGAATCGCAAGATACAATCTCGTCTTTGCCTATGATTTCACCCCCGGTTGTGACAAGGATTGTATTCTTCTCATCAGCCAGCATTTGCCGCCGTGCGCGCCGTGCGCCGGGTGCCTTGCGTGGTAAGTCCGTGCGTGCCTTCAACTTGCCCTTGCGGTCCAACATCACCAATCTGCGCTTTGATGCTTTCATGCTTCCGCCTTATTTGCCCGCAAATACCTCGCAGCACCCTCGCAACGTTTGACGAACGGCTCACGCTCCGGCCCAACACGCCGCCCCATCTGGTGCTTGATCTGGTCGGCTGTAGCGCCTTCCCTCACCAATCGCTCTATTACCTTCAGATGGCCGGGCGCATGTAGCCCCATCCATTCGTAATCTTCTTCGTCGCATACATCATGCAGCGGCGTAAAGTCAATCATGTGCTTTCCTTCGCTTCAGCCAGTTCTTTCTCTGCGGCTGCTATATCTTCCGTTACCTGTTCCCATGTGCGATAGGCGACCATGATAGCTATGATTTTGCTATGCTTCACGATGTAAACCGGCGCTCTCTCGACCATTTCTAGGGCGGCGTCGATGTCCTTGCGTAGCTCGGTAATCGAAATAAGTTGTGGCGTTCTTGGAATCACGGTATCCTATCTCCTGAGACAGACCGGGCAGGCTATATCGTGCGCTTGTACAGGCACGAATAGCCAACAGGCTCATAAGCGCCGTAAGGCTGAAAGTGGGCACCCCGGCCTTCTCACCCACCCAACTACTAAATACATATATATCCCCATCGCTTAGGCCAAAACTGGCCTATCTGTTTCGGGCACAGGCCATCGGTTGAGCGATTGCCCTAATGCCGCCGTCAATACGAATCGGCGCAGCCGGTAAAGCCTGGATACAAAATCGTATTCGCTCAATTCCTCATTGGTTCTAAAATGCTTTTGCGCCAATGGATTAACCGGCGTAATCCGAAATGCCCACAGATCGGGCCAATAGAATGCAATCAGGAAGGGCAAACCTTCATCCCTATAGCCATCCGCCAGGTCGCACAGTGCCCGATAGGTGGCATGGCGCAGATTGGGCGCTTGCGCGCAATGATGCTTATACTCAATCAATCCAACGGGTAAACCCATGTTGTACTCGACCATCAGGAAGTCTAGGTCAACCGCTGGGCAGTTGAAGCCCCATAGCCGGTGACGTTGGCTCAATTCCTGATCACGCCAGCCGGTGCGCTCCTGGCGAACACCGTCAATGCTGTACGTCTGCATGGCTCATTCCCACCAGGCGAGAGCGACAAGTCTCGATACACTCAGCCTCTTTGTCGGCCCCGATAAAATGACGTCCGGTTGCAAGCGCCGCTACACCAGTCGCACCACCACCACAGAACGGATCGAGAATTGTCTGAAGCGGCTCGCTGCATCGTTGCAGCAAATCAATCATCCCGCTTTCCGACTGACCCCAGCCGTGGAATCGCTTGTCGTTGTCGTTGACTTTGCTGTTAGCTACATCGCCCAGCCACGAGCCGGTATAGTCGCCTTTGGTGAACCAAAGGATCGGCTTCCAAAAGGTGTTTACTTTGCGTTGCCATAGTTGCACCGCTTGTCCCCCGGGTGTCATATAGGCAAGCGTCCAGTGATAGCACATTTTCTCGGAGAGTCGGCAAATCACCTCTGGTAGATAGGATTGACCAACCATGACAAACAAAGAGCCGCCCGGCTTCAGCACGTGCGCTGCCAAATCGGAAAGCACAGAGAAAAGCGGCAAATACTCTTGCGGATAAGGTGGGTCGGTGACAATGGCATCCACGGAATCGGCGGGCAGGATAAGCGACTCGATTGGGCTGTGGAGCAAGTCGAAAGAGCCGTCGCCCGACCCCATGGCGTCAGGCTTTCCGTTTCGCTCACTGGCTTTGGCAATTTTCAACATACCGGCGGTAGTCAACTCCTTCCCCTGTGCGGGCACTGTGGCGATCTGCGTCTCGAATAATTCTTCGGGCACATCGGCCACCTTTTGCCAACGGTGAGACTGCATAGGTTTGACACCGAGATCAGACAAACCGATAACAAGACGTGATCGGTTTTCTGAAGGCCGACCGCCTTTATCTAATTCACCGTTCTTTTTCATCGTCTGCAAGATTTGGCCCGCCTTGCGTGCCGCTCTCAACTGAATTTCGGCAGCGTGGTTTTGCGCTTCTAGCCCTAGCTTGGCGGCTTTGGCATACGTGCGGGCGGCGTCGGCCAGATTCAAGATCGGCAAAATGTCGTCCAGATTTTTTGCTTCCGCCAAAGCGGTCGTTGCTGTAGACAAACGAGCCAATGGATTCATTACGCTCCCATCCATACCCACGCCAATACAATCAAGTCAACAAGCAGAAACAGCCCCACCCAGCCCCACCCTGCGGGCCTACTCGCCGGCTCCACGCTCACCATCCAGCGAGTAGGCTCTGGCGCTCTACGCTGCAAGGCTATCCAGACGAGGCCCAGAGTGAGCCCGATAATCAGCGGCCACGACATGATTTCAACGCCTCGATAATTTCAACAAGCATGATCCCGCCAAAAACAATAATCGGGAAGGAACAGACCACTGCGGCCATGAGCAAAACTGCTATATCGCCAGCATTCCAACAGCCCATCACGCATACCTCAACACAAAGCCGCCGCCGCCCTGTCCATCATGAGCCCCGGCTAGTGCCAACGCCCAGGCCCAAAACTTGTCGGCGTGGTGCTTCTCATTCGTCGCTGTATCAAATGCCAAGTTACGGCTGGCGGTCACCAGCTTTTTGATGCTGTGGAACTGATAGGCCATGTCTTTATCCACTGGCAACGGCGTTTTGTGTCCCTGTATCAGCATCTTCGCATTGGTCGCCCACAGTGCCTTTAGCGGCCCGGTGAACGTCACGCCCTGTACTTTGGCCGGGTGATACTTCTCTGCGTTCTCTGCCAGGTTGCGCCCGATGCCGGTTTCGTCAATCATCATGCTCACCACTGGCAGCCGGTCCAACACTTCCACAATTACCGATAGCTGGTCGTCAAAGGTCACGTTATCCAGCGATAGCGCCAGCCTCAGCGGGTAGGTGTCTGTGGTGGTCAAGCCAATGGCGTATATCTCTGTGGTGTTGCGGGTGCGCCCAATGTCCACCCCTACGGTATAGGCTTGCTCTGTGCGACTGACGGCTATCCCCCGCCGCAAGTGTTCAATGGCTTCGTGTATCTCCGGCGTCAACGTGCCGGTGGCTTTGGCCAGGTAGCAGGCCAGGTCGGGCACCAGCGCCTGCGCTTCCTTGATTTCCTCCCAGGTAATCCAAGCGGTGGTTTCATCAACGAATAAGCAGTTGTAATTGTCGAGCCCATCTGCCAACAAATAGGAGTGATCAGGCGAGTCGACCCTGATATTAAAAACCTCATCTTCGCCAATCACGCGCCGGTCTGTTACTCGAATGTAGAGCGTGCCATCTTGATAGCGAGTGCCGACCCACTCACCGAACTGTGGAAAGTCCCACGATGAGCGCATGATCGGCTTGTTCGTCAGGTTATATGCCCCTTGCGCGCTAATGCCCAGATGATCGGCCATCGCTTTGTAGGTCAATCCACCAGCCCGCAATGCGGTCGCCTCTTGCTTGCGCATGACTCTTTCGTGCTGATAGGCTTGCAGATAGTGAGACCACAGAAACGCCATTTCCTCCTTGCGCCGCGCATAGCGATAGCCCACGTTTCTCCAAAACACCAAAGCGTTTTCTGCTGTCGAGTGAACCATGATCGAATAGCTCACACGCCCATCTAATTGTCGGCTGGTCAAGGTCGACTGTACGCCGAACTCCTGCAACATCCCCTGCACCTGCTCGAAGAAACGGGGCATCGGCTCGGTTTTGAACATCCTCAGATAAAGTGTTTGTGGCAACTTGTTTTTTTGTTTTTGATTCTTGTCTCGCGGCGTAGAGCCTTCAGCGCCAAACAATGCAGCCAAAAACTCACGCTTGACAGTCGGCCCTCCGTTTAGAATCCAATCAGGAATAGCAAAATCCGTCGCTATCTTCTTCCCCACCACGCAGCCAGCATCAACCAGTCGCTGCGCCGCCTTCTGGGAAACATGCAATTGAAAGGCGTCGTATTCCAGTCTGCTACCCTTTTTGAAAAGCACGTTGGGTTTTGTTTCTGCCAATCCCGCCATGACAAAATCACTTGCAACGTCTTCTAAGTCCTCTTGCTTCTGAGAGTAAAAGGACGCCTGGAAGTAAGGATACAGGCTCACCTCGCCACTCTTTTTCTTGTATCGTCCGGCGCGTTGCGCTATCGTTCCGTCGCCCAAATTCATCCCCACAAGACGAGCAAGCGCCTCTTGCTCCCCATCAACACGGTGAGGCGCAAAAACATAGCTAACCTCCTCTATTGTGTCGATAGGCTCTTTACCCTGCCTACCTTTCATCTTGTGCCCTGTACTCGCTGCGAAGGTTGCCCCTGTCTCCATTGTGATCTCGATGATGCTGCGCATTCCAATTCTCCTGAACTCCTCAACGGTGCATGGTGAGACTTGACAACCATTATTATACACTAACTGGTCGCCAATATCTAAATCAATGAACCGTTTTGTGAGTCCATTCGCCAGCATCACCTCTGTACTCGCCAGGTGACAACAATACTCCTGCATAAAATCTTCTATCGGCATATTGGCGTAGATGGCTTTCACCCGCTCATTGCCGTATTGTTCGACCATCTGTTCGGTAGTCAGCACGCCGCCCTGTTTCCTGGCTTCTCGCACGTCCAGACAAAACGCCTGTACCTCCCACCACGGCGTCGACTTGCGGGTGTAGCCGGGATACTTCCTGAGTGATTCCTTAAATACCTCCCAGAATCGCCCGCTTGCCCCCATCGGTGAGCTGGCCATCCTCAGCCGCCGGTTGCCTTTTGTAATCATCGGTAGGGCTGCGGTGTATATCACGTTATCCTCTCTGACGTGCGCAAACTCATCAAGGTATACGTTCATCTGCGCCTTGCCTCTGGGCGGAATGGCCGGTAAGCTCATCAGGCGGGCGCCGTTGTCGAATTCCAGTTCGGTTCTGTTATTTGTCACCAGTCTAGGCCGCATAGAGCGGGGTAGACCGTCAATGACATTGTGGACGTAGCGTATCTTCTCTTTCGCCTCGTCTAAATTGATGCTGATAAAGACGCTGCTTTCTCTGTTCAGCAGACCCACCGCTACCGCTTCCGCTGCACTGAGCCACGACCAGGCAATCTGGCGGCTCTTGACCTCGGCTCGGAATGTGCTGTCATCTTCAAGGTGCCTTATCTGAAACCCCTCCCACACCGCCGCCGGGTAGCCTGTGGCCGTTGGCAAGTCAAGGTTGTCGATAAGGAACGCACAGCGTTTAGTCCTCGGTGTCCAACTCATCGTCAAACAATTCCATCGTCTCGGCTGCCTGCTGGCGGCTGGTCGCTTGGCGCTTCTCCCATTCCGGCAATGTCATGCCCACAACGAACTGATCCTCCTCGGTCGGCGCATCCAGCCCCAGCAATTCCGCCTGCTGTTTCATCGCCCGCAACACCGCATTCAAATCGTTGTCTACCCACCCTTGCTTCATCACCTCGTTCAACTCGGCAAACTGGCGAGTCTTGTGTTCGGCTGTATCCTGCCTTGCCTCTTTGCGCCATTGCCTGCGTAGCGCCTGCACATCGGCATTGACGGTGGCAAGGCTCCACGGTTCGCCGGTGTCTGGGTTGCGATAGCCTTGTATAGTCAGCGCAGTCACAACCTCCCGCTGCGTGCGCTTGCGCAGAATGAGCGATGCAACCAGGCGGCGGCGGTCGTCAATGATGGCGTCTTGTGCATTGTTCAGCGCCATGATGTTCAACCATCCATTAGTTCGGGCGATTGGCCCACGACCGCTTGCAGCCTTTCAAGAATGACCGCTACATATTTAGGCAACTTCTCAATCCCCAGCCCCCGCCGCTTGTTCTGGTGGGCCGCTACAATGGTTGTGCCGCTGCCCAGGAACGGATCGCACCACACGTCACCGGGATCGGAATAAGCACGGATGAAGAAATCGGGCAGGGCGACGGGGAAGGCGGCGGCGTGTTCCGGCACATCGGCGGTTGCACTGCTTATCTGCAATACATTTCTTGGGTAGGCTTTACCCTTACTGTGTTTTACGTTTGCCATTGGCGTTAATTCGCCGGTAGAGCGTTGGCGTTGCCTAACATTCAATCCCGGCTCATACTGCATTACCGAATCACTCTCATAAGCTACATTCTCAGGGCAAAACTTGACCTTGCCTTGAGAGAACATATAGATTGGCTCAAAAGCATTTTGGAATCTTTGTTGCGGTTCACCTGGGAAGCCTTGATGCACCCAACAAGCCTCCTCCACATACCGCCAGCCCCAGCGCCTTACCATTGCCGTTACTAAGTCCATCACGTAAAGCGCCCGTTGCCCATCCTCGCAGTGCGGCTTGATATTCACAAAGAATGACCCATCCCCGGCCAAATTGCCCCGTACATTCGCCTGCACCGCTTCCCACCAATCTACATACTCAGCGGTCGGAATGCCCCCGTACTGTTCTTTGCGCTGTTCTGCGTAGGGTGGTGAGGTAAACACGCCGTTGACTTTCTCCACATCAGCCGCATCAAGTAACCGGCCCCAGGTGTCAGGGGAACGGCAATCGCCACAGATAACGAAATGTTCCCCGATGCGCCATAGCTGGTTGTCTGCCGTCTCCCACTTTTCTTGTAGCTCCTCGGCTCGGTCTGTTTGTGCGCCAGGGTCGGCAACGGTCAATTGCGGCGGCGTCAAACTCGCCAACAAATCCGCTAACTCTTTCTTGCCAAAGCCCGCCGCCTCTACCAACTCCGCATCAACCCGGCCCACCTCCTGCAAGATGGCCGCAAGCGCCGCCTGGTCTGGGTCGCTCTGTCTACTCAGTTCATTGTCTGCCACCACATAGGCCAGCGCCAGGTGTTCGGGGTAGTCATCAGGCAGCACGTCAGCCCGCAATTGCTTCCAGCCCAGCCGCCTGGCCGCTTCCGCCACCCCATGACCGGCCAGGAATTGACCCCGATGCACTACGATACTGCGAGGCTGGCCGAACTTGCGCAGGCTGGCCATGATGCGCTGTATCTGCTGGTCAGGATGGCGGTTATAGTTTCTTGGATGACCTTCGTAGTCATCCAGGTCAATAAGCTGATTAACCGGCTGCATCACATCGTTTTCTTTCGGTAGCGCCCAAACGGGTCCATCGTCGGCAATTTCTGTTCAATCCTGTCCAGCCGTCCATTCTGGCGGCGGTCTGAATCGAGCAAGTAAAAGATTTGCCCCTCTGCCTTGTCCAGCCGCTTTTGTTCCGGCGTCTGCGGCTCACGCTCAGGCGGCGTGAATTGTGCCAACGGCGCAGCGGCCACAGCAGGCAGAAAGCGCAGGAGGCGGGACAGGAAGCGACGGCGGCTCATCATGTGCGACCTGCCCATACTGCGAAAAGCAAGAAAATACCCAGCACCGCCACGCACATAGCCGCCTTCGCAAACGCTTCCATCACAGGCGACCCGTGAGCAGCAAGACGACCAGAACGATCACAACGATGAACAATAGCCCGCTTGGACCGTAGCCCCAGCCCTGAGAATGCGGCCAGGTCGGGACCGAGTAGAGCAGCAAAACGATGAGCAGGATCAGCAAAATGGTACCCAATGACATGGTTCAACTCCTTTCTGCCCTGGCGCCTATGACAAGGGCGCAGTAGACGGCAACGGCGGCGCATGTTGCGAAAATCAGATATGTGGCGATCAGAGTCCACATTGATGCCCCCTATGCGTAGCTTGCCTTGAGCATGATTTCACCCGTTGCCACAGTTGAGATATTGCCTAGACTGTCCGTTACCTCGGCCTCGTGGGTATATACCCCACCGGGCAATTCCTCAGTATCGGCAGGCTCCAGCGCAACCTGGAACACGCCCCCTACGGCATTGGTGATGGTTACGCCGTCGCCGGTCGACTTGTCCACCACCACGATTCCGGTGTAGCCGACCATCACCCAGCGGATAGATGAGCCGCTTAGATTCTTGTCTGCATCTGTGGCCGAGTCAGTGATGGCGAATTCCAGTACAATCGTATCCCCGGCCCACATGGTGACATTTTGTGCTGTGGTCGTCATGCTCACCCGCCACTGCTGAGAGATACGGTGTACGTAAATTGGATCGAGTCACCTGAGGCCACATTGATGGCGCTAAAGAGGCTGCGATCCCAAAGCGTGCCGCCGCCTGTAGCTGCCTGGCTGAATAGTCCGTGTTCGGTTACGGCGGCGCTGGCGTCAAAGGTCAGCGTACCAACACTGCGATATTGCGGCGCTGTGGGCTGGCTGCGGGTGCCGGTGGCCCTCGTACTATCTGGATTCAGCGCCGTGGTGCTTTCAGTAACGAGCGCAGTATCGCCCGCCGCTTCAGCGGTGCCGCCAGTGCCACACCCGTGATAATTCAACGTGCTGATGTCCGTGCCGCTGTTGTCCCAATCGTCAACGATGAAGGCTACGCCTGCGTCAGTGACTAGCCTATAACTGACAATGCCGTAGTCAATCCATTCGCCTGTCGAGCGGCGCACCCGAATTGCCAAGTTGCTGGTAATGGTTGGAATACCAGTCAAGCGATTGAACAGATATGCTAGTTGAGCGTAGAACCAGCCCAGCCAGTAGCTACGGCGCATCCGGTTGCGTAAGTGCCATGCAAAGCCAGGGCCGACCGCACCCACTTTCTTGGCGGTCATTGAGCCGCCTAATGCCATGTTTCCACCAAGCATGATTAAACCTCTCCCTCTAGATCATGTCGCTGGCGAGTCTCGCCCCCCAGCGATTCACGATTACGAAACTCACCTTGCAACGACGATTGACTACGGAATACACCTGTAAGCGACGTATGGCTCTGAAACACGCCCGACAATCCAACTTTACCGGCGAATGAACCGGCCAGCCGCACGATTCGATAAATCAACTCCACAAAGAACACGGCTATCTGAGTGCCGGTTATATCCACCACGCCCGATAGTGAGCGCCCAATCTGCTTAACTACTGCACCGGATGGGCTAAGGCTGCCGGCCAGTGAGCGGGCGATACTGACGCTTAGTGAGCCCGTTGAACTGACGACGCCCGCTAGAACCACCATCACCAGGCGCAGGGTCGTGACGACCCCTGACGATGCCACTGCGCCCGCAAGCATCTTGTTAGCCTGTTTCGCCAATGCACCTACAGGCGCTACAGCCCCAACGAAGTCCCTATAGGCCTGTTTGGTAAGCGACCCGGCGATTGGCACAGTACCGGCCAGGGACAGCAGGACTGTACGGATAGATGCGAGTACCCCACCGGACCCAAGCGCCCCAGATAAACCTTTGCCGGTGCGCCTGACCAGCAGCCCCCCCGCACCTAGCACGCCAGAGAGCAGTAGCCCGACTGAACGCACTAGCCCCCCACTCGCAGAAAGTGAGCCGACAACCGAAGTACGCACCTGCCGAGTCAATGCGCCCGACATTGACAGGCTGCCCGATAGCGCAAATAGGATCGTCTTGATAACGGTCAGCGCACCCGATGAACTGAGTACACCAACGAGCGCCTTGCTGACTTGTTTGGCCAGTGCCCCTATAGGCGATACAGCCCCGGCAAAGGCTTTGCCGACCTGTTTAGCCATTGCCCCGGCCATGCCCACGCTGCCGGCCAGGACTAGCAAGAAAGTGCGGATAGATGCAAGCGCACCCGATGAATCGAGCGCCCCTGTTAGCGCCTTGGCCGCTTGCCTGGTCAGTGAGCCCGTCGAACTGAGTGCCCCGATTAGCGCCCTAGCCGTCTGCTTTGCCAGTGCGCCCGAACTGGTGAGTGTTCCGGTCAAGGCCAGCAGGATAAAGCGAATGGCTGCGAGCGCCCCGCTGCTGGTCATTGCCCCGGTGAGTGCACGGCGGGTCTGTTTGGTCAATGCGCCGGATGACGTGAGAGCGCCGGATAAAACCTTTTGTGCCTGTCTTGTTAAAGTGCCTGCACTTGCAACTGAGCCGGTAAGCGCCCGCTGTAATTGATTGAGCAGAGCGCCGGAAGATGTCAGCCCACCTGTAAAAGCTTTGGCCGTCCGCTTCAGCAGCGCCCCGGCGGATGTTAGACCGCCTGTTAGAACCTTACCTGCCTGCTTGAGTAATACCCCGGCGGGTGTGAATCCCCCTGTCTTACTCGTGTTGATGCGCTTGAGTAATGCGCCTGCGGATGCGAATGCGCCTGTTTTGGCCGTGCTGGTCTGCTTAGTAAGCGCCCCCGCTGGTGTAGCGCCGCCGGTTGCGCTCTGGTTAAACTGAGTGCCGCCTGCCTTTGACGGTATAAAGCGCCAACCACGATTTAGCGCCTTTCGCCGTGGTCGCCTGATAAAACGCATTGACTATGCCTCTTCGAGTACGTAGACCGTTCCCCGAATAGTCAGAGAGTCAGCAGGCGCTGACGGCAAGCGCACCACCATCGTTACGTCGGCCTGGCTTGCCTGTGGCATCAACTGCTCATCGGGCCAGTAGACGTGCGACATGCGGATATTCCAACCGCCCTCATAGAGCGTATGGCTCGTGCCGGTATTGGCAACGGTGGTGTTCATCACTTCCACGGTAAAGCCTGCTGTTGCGCCTGTGCGGTTGATGTCACGTGGCGTCGGCGCCGTGCCGCCCACTGAGCCGGAAGTGGTAAAGCCACGAATCACCTGGATAGGTAGAATTTCCTCAGCAGCATCACCGACATCGGTGGTCTGAAGAATCTCCCAGCCGACAATGCGACAAGGGCGGTCGTCTGCCGGCTGGATTTCGCACAGGTCGATGGCGGTTGTTACGGCGGTAGCGGGTAGGATAATCGAGTATATTTTCCCGTTCATAGCCTTTTTCTCCAGAGTCTGCCCCGTGGCAATGGCGGTAGGGACGTGGCCACCGTAAAGTCGGTCGTTACAATTGAATTGCCTGTACCGACGCACAAATGCACGTCAGCAGTTGAGTTATCGCCCGCCGTGGTGATGCTGAGGGCGTGCTGAATGAATAGGTATTCGTTTGCTAGGGTAAAAGCGCCTGGGTCATAAGTCTTGGCTATGGCCTGGGATGCGCTGTTAGCTAGAGCAGCAAACAGTGTTGATGTCTGCGTAGCGGCGGTGATCTCTGTGGCTGATGAGCCGTCAGCGTTGACGCTGCGCCACATGCGAAAGCGGAGACGCCCGCCTGTCGTGCTGGTTACTCTGGTCTCGCCCTGTACCTTCCAGTCAAATGCCCAGTTCCCGGCAGCAAATGAACCGTTGAGCGTGGTCGCCGTGCGGAAACAATCGCCTAGTGTGTTATCCGGCCCGCCGTTCGGCTGAACGGTCGATGTCAACGTTGCATTGGCCCGCTCAGTCTGCGCATCCATCCGAGAATAGACCGTGGCGGCTGTGGTGCCGACAATCCAGCCGGTAGAGATGCGGGCCGTGGTGGGCGCCGATCCGCCTTCCTGTAGCGCCATGTGTGCGCTGCCGGATGCCAGCGTATCGGTCAGGTAATAGGTGATTGTGGCCATCGCCTACAGTTCGTCGTCCTCAACAGCGCCTGCCACGGCCACACCACCCGGTACAACCACGTCGCCAATAGCCACGCCGATGCTGATAGCGCCATCCTCAATGGCATCTCTGATTGCCTGCGCCTGTTCCGCCGTTGCGTCGATAGTCACCGTCAAGATAATCGTGCCGGTTTCGACTGGTGGCTCTACAGGCTCCACGGGTGGTTCTGTTGGCTCTACGGGCGGTTCTGTCGGCGGGATATAGTCATCAGACTGAAAGCCCACAACCGGCTCAGGGCTGCGCCAGAACACCGGGTCGCCATCCTGCCACTCTACATCACGGTCCAGTGTGACGGTGTTGGCTGAGTAATCCACAGCCTGCACCACGCACCGTTGATTCTTCAGATAGAGGACTTCGGGTGGTAGGTCCATGCGGCCAAACCAGTCTGTAAAATAGCTTGCATCTTTCAGCAACACGATGCGCCCGCTGCCATCGCCCAGCGTCGTGGTCAATGCCACGCCCGGCCCTACAAAGGGCGGGTTATTTTTGAACTCTGGCGAGTCCACCGATAGTACGAGGTCGCCGCCCTTGTGCCCGGCGACCAGGTTGTTTTTGATAGCGGCGTTGGATGCGTCGCCATTCTGCAAGATGCCAACGCCTTCGTGCGGCGCAGGAGCCATCGAGAAATTGTTGCTGACCAGGACGTTGTGAACCACCTTCCAGCCGGCAAATACTCGAATGCCCCCGGAAGATTCCTGTATGTCGTTATTGCGCACCAGGATTTGGCAGATTTGGCCCTTACTGGCGTTGGCGCCGTGCATGATGGACATGCCAGACGTGGTATCCCACCCGCCTAGTGGCCCATCGTTGGACCCGGCAATGTGGCGTATCAGGTTGCCCTCAGCCACCACCAGGGCGGCGCCCTTGAAATCAAGGGCGTTTTCCCCGTGCGAGTCAATCGTGTTGCCGTAGATAATGACGCCCAAATTCGACACGTCCGTCTCGGTATTGGGCGCCTGGAAATCCTGTATCGTCTGTACCCCATCCTCGATATAGCTGGCCTCTAGGGTGTTCTGAGTGATGAGCAGCTTACGCACTACGCCGTAGCTGGTGGCGACAACGATGTTAGCCTGATAGGTCGGGCCAATATGGTTGCGAATGATGGTTACGCCGGTTGACGCCTTGCCGACTACCTGGACGCCCTTCGTCATGCCCTGGAGACGACAAGTGTCAATCGTCACGTCTGGAGCGCCGATCTGGATGCCAAAGTCGTTATAGGCTTTGGCGCCCTCGATGTTGCCCATGCGCTCGAAAGCCAGGTAGCGCACCGTTGCACCTTTGGCGGCTGACTGGAGATTCAGCCAAATCGGTTTTGTGCCTGCGATGGGTTTCGGTGGGCCGGTGAATCGTGGTGACTCGCCGGGAACGGGCTCAAGGGTAACGCCGGGTTTGCTGAGGGTGTAGACGCCAGGATAGGCGCCGGTGCGCAACTGGATGACGGCGCCTGGTTTGGCTGAGGAAAGCGCAGAGCGAAGTTCGTCAGAAGATGCTACGATGGTAGGTTCTGTCATGGGTTTTCCTGTTGGGACGTATGCTGTCCAAATAGCGAATCTTTCCACTGGTACAATTCATCCCAGCGCCGCTCCAGTTCGTTCAGCCGCCGCTCCGTTTCAACCATCGCCTCCCAGAGCGTGTCGATTCGTGGGACAACCAGCCCGGCCTCATCAGCAAAATCATGCGGCGCTACCACGGGCACGAGAGAATTATCGTTGACGAACTTTTTGACCAGCACAGCGCCGGGTGGTACATCGTCCGGTGATTCCGGCTGCATAGACTGTCCACGCATAGCTGGATCGGCTGCGATCCAGGGGGAACATACGGCCAGCAATTGTTTGTTCTCTGGATATTGCTTTATCAGCACAGTGACCAGACGGCCCATCGAGCCGTCGTTCTTGCGCATCAACTCACGAATGATACTGAGCCAGCGCATGATGCTAGGCTCGGAGAGGTTGATTCTGCTGCCGCTGATGCCGATTTCATCCAGAATCAACTGGCAATCGTCCGCAGTCTCCCAAAACGACGCACAGAATAGCTGCAAGGCTTTATGGGACACGCTCCAGCTTTCCACAGCGCTTTACCCCTCCCTTATCTCAGTCGTGGTCCACCTGCGCACGCACGCCCAGGTAAACCCGCCAGCACTCCATGTAGACAGCGACGGCAATAAATCCCAGGCTGATACCCCAGAGCCATCGTGAATAGATGCGCAGCCCGTCGAAATTCCATAGCCCATCAGGAGCTACCGCCAGCGACCCCAGCAGCAAGGCCACGCCTGACGACCCCAAAGCAATCACAAAGGGAGGCGTAGCCGGTTTGCGCTGCAAGCGGTTGTACTCGATAAGCCAAGCCACAGCCCATGCCAGGTAAATTGCAAATAGCTCGGCAAACAAAAGTGTCACCCACCAGGATTTGGGGCTGAAGAAATAGGGGACGGCGAGTAACGCCAGAAAGAGCGGCCACGAGTTTGGACCCTTCAGGTACTTCGTCATGTTCTGAATAAACCACCGCCCACAGCCGCAAAAACCAGCAGAATTACCAGGACGAAAAGAATCGTAATGAGCAAAACGGCGACAATCTGCACCCATCGGGCGCTATTCCCGCCGCCGCTGCCTGTTTGCTGCGACTGCGCCAGCAGCCCAGCCTGCGCCAATGGCTTGGTTTCCTCTTTCAGCGCCGCCATGTCTCCCCGCAACTCACGAACAAAATCCAGGGTCAACTCTTTATTGTGAAGCACCGTATCTTCAAGGCGGGCGAGCTTGATTTCATGGTCAACAATCAGCCCTCTCAGCTTTTCATCAATGGGGATGTATGGGGGCATTCGCTCTTTTTCCGCCATGTCCTGCTCTGCAATCTCGCCATCTGGCGAGGGGAATCTTCTCAGTTTCGACGGGCCACCGCTGACCACCCACCTGTAAGCCCGTTTGATGCTGCCGAGGTCCGCTATCCCCTGCGACATCAGCACCCCGTTCTGCGTTGCCTCTGAGTCGTTAATCTCCGCTGTAATATTGGCGTAAATATCGTGTGCATGCGCCGCCTGGAGTGCTTCAACGAGTGCGCCGCTGTCGCAGGTGTTGAGATAGCTCCACTCGATTCGAGCGATGGCCAGATAGCGCCCGATGGAACGAGGCGACACAATCCCGTCACTTAGCACCAGCCCGCCAGAGGAGCCGGATAAACCATGCCCGATAAACCAGAACCCGATGGCGCCCTTACGTAACTCATTGAAAAGCTTCTCTGCCGTCACCCGGCCTAGCAATGGCACAGGGTGAAAAAAGGAACGGATAGACTCGGATACTTCATCTATCTGATGAGGCAGCGCCTGGACTGATATACCCGCATCGTATTCGGATGGCGCTGCGATAATCACACGTCCAGCCTCTGCACTGCTCATGGGTATCGGGGCACATGATTCGACCGGGCGCAGGTAGGGCCGGTGGCTCCTATGCTGCATCGCTGCATCGCCCGCATAGTCACCTGTTTTCATGATTTCGCTGGCGGCGGCGCAGGAGTATAATGTTATTGTCCGGTGGGGGTTCGTCCCCTCTACCGGGCAGGGGAGGGGATGCTAGTAACATCCCCTCCTTCTGAAAAATGGGGTCCAGTCAGAAAACAAATAGCTCCAACATTCCCACCGGGAACATTGGAGCTACTGGTGTAAACTCTTTGCCGGGACCTTACGGTACTGGCACTTATTTAGCTGTCGGCTGTTTCAGGTTATATTTACGCTCGATCCACGAGACAATCATCAGCAATGCTTGGCGAAGTATAATCAAAAATTGCCGCAACTCGTCGTTATCTGCGTTCATATTTGGCAGGGCGCTTATGTACGCTGCGTACTGCACCCTAGCATAGCACGTCCGTTCGTGACTGTCAATGCGTTGCCTGAACGTTGCATTAAGGAACGGCGTCATTCGCCAACAGCGCATCGATTTCTGCTATCACATCTGGGTAACGTGTCCACTGATCTCGTATATCCAACAACGCATCACGCCTGGTTTTCCAGACCGTGTGAGGCGGAAGGTCGCTATCAAGTTCCCACTCCTCCAGGCATTCGGCCAAATCAGTTTCATCCACGATTTGAGACAAATCCAGGTGGCAGCACCACGTATACCAGTAGCCGACCTGGGCCTGCCGCCAGTCTATATTTCGCATGGATTGCCCCTCGCCCCTCCCATCCCCGCCTTGATGCGCAGCTCGTGCAACTCAGCGTTAGCCGCCTCCAGCTTGGCGGCGAGGTCGTCACGCTCTGCCCGCAGCCGTTCAATTTCGGCATCTGTGGACACTAGCCCCATACGTTCAAGCTCCAAAATCGTTTTGCTGCCTGTCATCCCCTCACCCCTCCTAGCTCCTCGCCTCACATCGTCATCCGCCGTGCTAATCTTGACGCCCATTGGTTGCCCCCAATCGTAAACGATTCGCCCGTCCATCGCTCACCCCTTCCGCCCTGGCTGGGCGTGCTATGCTCTATGAGCCGGACTGTTTTCAAAGTCAGTCAACCGTCTCGCCCGTAGGTTTTGCCTCTCGCCACCCTTCCGTATTCGTATCCGTCAGTTTGACGATAGAGCCGCACTTACCGCAGCACGTCTGTCTTACCTTGTTCGGATCTCTGTGCGTCTTGCCACAGACAGGGCAATCCCACTTGCCCCATAAATCAAGCCACATTGCTGAATGGCAATCATTGCAGAGCGTACCACCCTCAAATGCACCAAATCCGTCATTTGCATCCTCGCCCAAAATGACCGTGCTACATCTGTCGCATATCGTTACGTCTAACATCCTACCCTCCTATTCCTAATGGGAATCGACGTTCTCAACCCTAACTACTTGACCCATGACCGTCTATCATTGCAAGAAAATCTCAGCTTTACGAACTCGCTTTCCATTGTGAGGCTGCCGGTTGTGTCGTTGCCCTCTTGCGGGATTTCCTTCAGCCGCTTGATCAAGTCCTCCAGAGCGTACACAATCGCACCGATAGGATAGTTTGGTTCCTCGCTGGTGCCAACGATAGAGAATGTAATCTTGTTGTCATAACCCATGATGCCCTTCTCCTTTTCCTTATGCCAACTTGAAATAGCAAGGCCGAGTCGCCCCGGCCCTGCACCCTATGCCGTCAAGCTATCTCAGCCGTGGCGCATCTCTCAGCATGGCCCGTAATGTGTGTTCTATCGCTGCCAACCGTTGCCGAATCTCGTCTAGTTTCCTCTCTGCCTCTGCAGGGGGGATAGGTCCAAGCAAATCAGCTCGCCAGTCTTTCACTGCATCCGCAAGTGTTTCAACCTTGATTCTGTATTCAGTGTTCATGGTTCCTCCTACGCCGTCACCGGCTGCGCCTGCTCAATCACCTTGCGCAAATTCGTCAACGACTGCGCCAGCTCCACGCCATAGGACTGGTCAATTTCGTCAACCGTGGCAATCTGCCCGCTACCAACCAGCGGCTTGGCGAGTCGCTTCGCCTCGGCAACCACTCGCTTTTCCAGGACCGTGATCAGGCTAGTCGCTTCCGCCTGCCAAAGTTCCTTGCTCGATTTGGTGCGGTGGCTGCTCGTTGCGTCCACGATGCCGGGCCGCTTGGCATCCCAGGTGGCCGAGCTACCGTAGAGGGCCACGCCCAGCGCATGGATCGTATTAAGCTGCGCCTCAGTGATTTGGCCTGGTCTGGTTTCGGCGGGCTGCTCATCTTCAGCGGGCGGCTGGCCATCGGCCATGAATTGCACTTCAGGGTGGACCGGCCCAGCAGCCAGCCATCGCAGAATGGGCGTCATAAACGATGCGTCAGGCCGGTTGACCACAACGCCCTGGATGGCTGAACAGCGAGTCTTTTCGACAGTGATGGTGTTCTGCACGTCCATCATGGCGGCAATGTCAAACTCATATTCCATTCCGTCTCTCTGGATGGCCCCCATTCCGATTTTCTTCGGGCTGGGCTTGCCGTTGGTATCCTTCTCAACCTCATACTGCACTTTGGCACGCATCGTGGCAATGATATGGATCGGGCTGCCCACGATAGCTTCGATGAACGCCTGCTCAACCGGCTGTACGTCCTTCCACTTGCCGAAATTCTGGTTGACTATCGCCAGGATGCCCCCCGGACCATTCCATGCGTGGGTAATGGAGTCAAGGATCACAACCTCGTATCCACCAGACACAGCGGCGCTGATGGCCTTGACGTACTTGTCCGGGTGGAAGTTCGATAACTCAACTACATCAAAATCGAACTGGTCGGCGTACTTGCTTGCGCTACCATGCTCTGTATCCACAACGGCAATTTTGCCGCTCGGAGAAAGAGCCTGCGCAAATAGCAAGGCGGTGTATGTCTTGCCCGACCCAGACGGCCCAGCGATAGACATTCTGAGCTTTGCGGCTTTCTTTGTGGCTTTCTGGAACATCTTAGTTATCCTCCTGGGGGCACAGTGGCCCCCTATTCTAGCAAAATGCGTTTGTGGCGTCTACAGCCCTACTCGCCAACAGCCTTGTGGAGGGCTTGGCGCAAAACTTCCGGGCAATTGATGCCATTGCCATTCGTCCAGTCCAACACCGCAAAGATTACGGCAACGTCTGAGACTGGATTGACCTGAAAATATATCTGCGCATCCAGCAGCGATTTGGCTACTTTGCGAATATTGGCTTTGCCGTTGACACGCAGCGCATAAAACTTCGGATTGGTTGGGTACTCAGTAGCTGTGGTTTCCATCTTCCCATCCTCCTATCGTCAAAGGGGCAAGCCACGCCCGCCCCCGCTTACCCTACGACCACGCCAGCCCCTTGTGGAACCTGGACCCTGCCTGCGCCTGCGCCTGTAGCTTCCGCCACTCAGCCGCCTCAAGGCGCATCGCTCCCAACACTTCCGGCTGCACTCCGGCCATGTTTGCGGCTTTGGCGGCTATCTCCTCGTGCATGTCCGCTTCCCACCTGACAGCCGCCAGAAAGTCATTTGCGTCTACCGTCCAGTCGTCCTTGCGGTAGGGGTTCGTGATGTGCCAGTTCATCAGTTCCACTCCCCATCCTCAACAGCTGCCCAGTCAATCCCCGGCGCCACGTACTGCGCACCCTTATCTTCGTACTCTTGCACGGCTTCGGCAAAATCTGCCGGCGCATCGGCCATCAACTCCGTAACCTGCGCATCCGTCAGCGGCCAGCCTGCATCGAATAGCCCGTCCGTCTCGATACGCACCGCCTCGGCTTCTGCGGCCAAACTGCGAATGAGTGCCCATCCCGCTTGTGCATCCGCCAGCAGCGCACCGTCACTGATTGCCTGCTGTTCTTGTGTTACTGCCCACTGGTAGGTTAACATGGTTTTGAATCCTTTTGCTAGGGTTTCGGAGAACCGGCGTAACTTGTCTAGGGTGGCGCCGGTTTTCTGTTCGCTCGTGTAACGTTCTGGTACACTTGAATTATAGCACACTTTGTTCAATCTGTTCCATACGATTACCCTACGAAGTACGGCTATGTATTTACATTTCATACGGATTGACTATAATAGATAGGAGGCATCAATCACGAAGGGAGGAAAGGGTGATGATCGTAAAGGGTAAGGTGCAAGCCCAAATGCGCAAACTAAAAATTAGACGCTTTGCGCATCTAGCCGAGGAGATCGGCGTGAGCAAGCAAACTATATCGACGTGGTTTGCTGGTGGCTCATTTGCTTCCACCAATCTGGATAAACTGGTCGAGGTCTTAGGCTGCACGCCTAACGATGTGTTGGCATGGGGCACTGAGGAAAAGAAGTTACGCGCCAAGATGAGTCATGCGCCAGGACAGGAGTAGAGACAATGGACATCACGCCAGTTCCATCCCTGATCTTCGTGGCAATCCTGGCCGCCTGCGCCTATGCCATTTACCGGATAGGCAAACGCAGCACAGCCTGCGGAGTCACGCTTGGTATCGGCCTACTTATTCTTCTGGTTATCGTGGCTATTTTCAGTACACAGGTAACGTTCACGATCACCGGAAGATAGGCACACGATGAGAATCACAATTGAAACCGAATTGACTAGCCATGACAAGATTAACGCATTGATCACCATTGCCAGGATTTTCGAGTTATCCGAGCAATCCAGCGATGACGCCCCCGATCTGCCATACGCCGCTATCTTTTGGCCCGAACATTTTCCCAGGGCAATCAGAGAGCTGTTCGGAAGCATCCAATATCTTGTCACAGCGCCAGCGTGGGACAAAGAAGATTTGAGAACTTTGGTAGATAAAGACGAATGGAGAAGTGCTATATCGATGGTAGCTCAAGAGATAGATTTGATGAAGGAAATGATGCAGGGAGAGTAGGCGCACAATGAGAATCTACAAAATCAGGTGCGATCTAGACACCTTGTTGTATTTGATGAGCTATGCCAAGCTAATTGAATCGCATTGGTTTGACGAGGATACTATCGAGGCGCTTATGAAGGTGACGGGCGATGATGACGATTTTTGGCGTTTCGAGCAACGGCTGATTTACGGGATTGTATCCAAAACGGACGCCAAGCCCACAGAAGCCTCGTAGAACGCCCGCAATCGTTCCAACGCACAATCTAGCAGCCCCACACGCCAAAGCCCCGCCTTGCCACGCCTACGCAGCCACAAAGTAAGAACGTGCGTGCTACCAATAAAAGAGAGTCGGCCTATGCAGCGCCGACTCTCTTTTTTATACAACCAGCAGGAGGAACTCAAGTCAGTTACTCCCCGCTAAAGCTGGGGAGCTTGCATCTGAAGACTAACCCGGTCGCAACCTCGATGCTCTGAGGTGTTGACCGACATCGACACGATAGGCGCACTGGTGAGCGCCCGCAGAGAACGGATATACCACCCTCTGCATGTTAGTAGAATCCTAAGCATAGCTTGAAGGTTTCTACGCTGGAGAACTTTTACGTCGGCCCAGACCTATGGCCGACAACCCGTAAGTTTCTCTTGTTAAGGTGCGAAACGTCCGTGGGGGCACGGTGCCTTTGCACAGGAGTAATTATACCACTTTTCGACAGTTCGAGCAATTAGGGGAGATAGAGAGATAGCTACCATTCCTCCCCCCGATAAATCGGGGAGTGTTCTGGAGATTTTTTATGTACTACCACCGCCGGTCGCTTCCGTTCGGCCCGGCATACTCAGTCTAGCACGTCAGTTTGCTGGCGTCAAGGCCCGGCCCAATACTTACAAATTGCTGACAAGTTCATTAGGCGAAAGTGAAGGAAACGGCTATTCTTTACGATAATTATTTTAGGCAAGTTTGGAGCGCAAGACGAGGCACGGACCCCAATCATCATAAACGCCGCCCCTGCTGGGACGGACCAAGCCGCTAATCCTTCATTTGTGGATCAGCGGCTTGTGTTTTATCCTACCAATGAATGCGCCGGTGCGCCCTGCACAAGCCGGTGTTTGCACCAAAAAAAGACCGGGAGACACAGACCCTGCAGCTTGTGTCCCCCGGTATACTGGTTGGTTTTGACCGGACCCCAAGTCGAGTCGAAACCTGTGCCTGGCTGAATACGAGCCCGGCGCTAATATCGTACCATCAAATAATACGCCACGCAACCCT